CGGCAACCTGAAACCGAAGCCGAGATCCGAGGCGGTGATTATTATCACTTGCGCGAGCGCGTCAGATCGCACCGGCAATTAAACAAGCTGCCTGTGTCTGGAGAATTGGATACAGAAATTCAGACTCAGATTTGTCAGAATATGGATTTGGCAACACGGGCAGTGTATTGCCGAGATAAAGAGCAACGGCCGGGCGAGGCCAGAGTTGTTGACTTTGCTGATGTAAAACACTTTCTTGCAACTGTTGCCGGTTTAAGGCGATTTGTTGCTCAATCCGAAGCCAATCGACGAGCCGAAATCTGTGCAAGCTGTCCGAAGAACTCAACCATTGCTGGATGTACGTCATGTCGCAACTTGGTGTCATTTGTGTTTAACGTGATTGGTCAACGCCATACACCGCTTGATGCGCGGCTGGGCGCCTGTGGTGTATGCGGTTGTTCACTGGCTGCCAGTGTTCATATACCGCTGGAAAACTTTCCAGCTGAACCGAAATACGAGTATCCGGACTGGTGCTGGAAACGTTAATTTTTTTCATGTCGTTGTTTCCACTTCGTTGTTTTATGCATTTGCTGAACAGCATGTTTTAATTCGCTGAGTTCATGCAAAGTGATTGCCGGTAACCGGACCAGATCTTCCGGAGTTGCTACCCGCTGAATATTCTTTGCCGGATCGACATAAACCAAGATTGATCCGCAACCGATGCAAACGCTTAAATCGTCTTTTTTGGGCGGAGTTCCCGGTTCATCTTTGATCAGTCCTTTTAAGGACTGCGCTGAATCGCTTTGCCAACCGCAACAGGGGTTGGCTTGACGCGGTAAACCGCCGCTTGTGTGATCCTTGCTCATATGCTACAAAGAGATTGGTTTCATTTCTTAAAATAACATCTAGTCCGGGCGAAGGGCATCTGTTCCAGCAGGTGTCCTTCTCTTTTTTCGGTCAGCCAGAGGGGCGTCACTGTGCTGGATCCACTGCGCAGAAACAGTAAGATCGCAGTTCTAGGTGCAAGTTCGTTTCCCTCTGACTGCCGAAATCTTTTTTAAGGCGGAATAATGATTTCGCGCGCTTCGATTTGATGGAAATCGTATTCGCCTGGTCCACTAGCCGGCGCGTAGCGTTTGACCGCTTCTAAGCTTGATTCCAGTAGTAACGCTACCGGCATTACCTTCTCTCCGACTTTGCGGCCGATTATCCAAACTTCCTTTTTTTCATGAGTATCGAATGCTTGCCACAAGAGCAGAGTCGAATCTCGTACCCCATCGACAATGTTATCGAAGACCCAGCGGGTGTGATGACTTAATCGATCTGGTCCTAGGTTAATCATAGTGTCTGTTCCTGTTTCTCTAACTCATCCATAAACGCGTTGGCGCATTGAAAAGCGGTGGCTGCGCTAACATCCATTAATCCGGGAACCAGTCGGTTACCCCGAGCGGCTTGCCCAATCAGTTCACTAAAAACTCGTGTTGCAATTTCTAGTTTAATTCCTTCCCGAGTTCGTTTGATGAACTCGCCTTTATCTATTGCTGTATTAATTGTCTGTTTCATTAGCTATCGAAGTTAAATACTAATCTTACCTTGTCGAAGTCAGTTAATCCTTCCGCCGTTAGTTTTCCACGCAGCTCATCCACCCAATATCCTATGCATTCCTCATAGGAAATTTCCCACCAGCATTGGATGTAATAATCAATTTCCGGCAACCGGCGCCGTTTACCCTTTTCCATAGCCCGGTATTGACTCTCTTCCAGAGTGATTACTTTATTACCACTTATTCCACCGGAATACGTACCGAGCTCGCCAGTTTCATGATATTTCTTGTAATCTTCTTCCGACATGACTCCGCACTGCAATGTTTTCTGGCTTAAGTCATAGTTGAAGATCTCACTGGCTAATAGCCAAGTTTCACTATGATCGCCGCTAGCCACACGATAAAGCCAGCGGTCCTTATATGATTCCCAATCAAATGGCGCCGCGTCTTCATACTGCTTGGTTTGCGGGTTATAAACTTCGTACCATTCAGTGTCGCCGCCGGGCATATCCTTCCAACGTGGACCCAAACTTTGTGGATCCATATCCAGCGGAAACCCGCGCGGTTCACTGATTGGTACAAATCCTTTTCCAGTTACTACTCCGGCAAACCCGGTTCCATTGCGAACATCAGCCAGAATCGCGAACAGGTCGTAATTCCGGTTGCAGTTTGAGGCGATAGCTGTCCAATGCCAGCCATCGTTGTCTAGTTTCTCGATTGCGATATGGATGTCCGTACCCATAAAGCTTTTCCTTTCTTAGTTTGTTTCTTCTTTATCCAGTAACTCCGCCATCCAGCTTTCCATTTGATCTGATATCAGCTCCTGCGGTTCCAGTTTAATTATCCGCTCGTTATAATCCCGCACAATGCCCCATTGGCGCCAGCGACGTTCTTTGCCATTGGTCGCTAATGCCATCACTACTTCTTTGCGCGCTGGATCTTGACTGGGCCGCATATTAGGCCATGTCAGATTTTCGAAACCTTCGACCGGCGTTCTAACTGATAACCACGCTTCTGTTACCATCGAGTATGCTACGATATCCCATTTGCGCATTGTCTTGCGCAAAGCGTATTCCGCTGCGTATTTTTCTTTATCGTTTTTCCAGCCGGCACTGATAATAAAGGATTTTCCTTTTCTACTTATCATGAGCCAAACTGGCACCAAACTTTTGCGATGTCGTTTAAGCAATATTTCTTCAGCGTAATCAGCTGCCAGCTGGAGCATGTCATCCAGATCGTAAACCGGCTCTTTCATTTCTGTGCCTCCAGAAATCGTCGAATTGCTTCCTGTTTTTTCGGACTCGGGCGCCATTTGCCGGCAATCCAGAAAGAGACGCTTGCTACGTTGACACCCAGATCCCGGGCTACGCTTGATCGGCTCTTTCTACCAGAGTCGATAAACAGTTTCAGTTCAGTAACCAGTTGATCCACTTTATCCGGTTTTATCTCAACCGGCTCAGTCAGTTTGATCAGTTCAGCCAATTCCTTTTCATCCGGACTCTTGAAATGGACCATGTTGGTCGCATCAACATAGGAATCGCCTGGCAATTGCCACCACTCTTCTTCCCGGACAATTTCGCCGACACACCATTGCCACGTCGGACCGGATTTAGTTTTTTCGTAAGCTGCATCGGCCGATTCTCTGCTTTCGGCCTTGACAATTATCCGCAACAGGGCGGAATATTCATATCGTTTCATAATACTTGTTTCTTTATACTTCGCCTATTCATTCCACAGTAAAAAGGCGCTGAAGCGGTTCCTTCCCGCTTTCAGCGCCTTCCTTTTAATCTGCTACCCAGCCGTTGTCGATTGCTTGCATACAGACCTTGATCCCTCCTTGGTCCAACAATTTCCCTCCTTCATCGTAAAGATAGAAATCGCCATCGTAAAATTCTAGATTGGCGAATTCCATCTTGCCTTCAACCCAGCGCTTTAAACAAAATACTGGGCCACCTGTTCGACTAACAAAGACTGCTCCCGGCCAGTCAATCGGATGTAACATCAGTTTGAGATCGCGTCCCCGGCGATTTTCATCCCAGATATCACGAGAGTTCATTGCCTAATTCTTCCAGTCTGCGTTTATCTGGCGATAGTTGCCAAGTGTGAAACCGGGCTTCGATATCGCCTTTGCGCGCGTTATCGCATTCAGGATGGAACACCCTTATGTATTGGTTAGAGCCCACTCCATAAACTATCATGTTCTCTAGCCCGCTAATCGGCATCTCGCACCAGGCGCACCGGTGCATATCCTTCGAGTCAAATGTCTTGGTTGCCATCTGCTATTTCTTTCTTGGTTTGTTTAACATGCCGCTTGACTTCGTGCCCGATAATGGCTGCCACCAGCTTGAACGCCCGATCAAGCGGTTCCTTCATATCATCCCTGATCCAGTGGCGTAACTTGTGATATGCTTCCTTGAATTCCTGTGCTGCTTGCGTTAATTCGCGCATCTGGCGCGTATGCCGTTCCAGTTGTTTTATTCGCTCTTCTGTCATGTTTCTTTCTCTATTTTTACTACATCCAGTCTTTCCCCGGTTAGTTTTTCCCGGATTGTCTGCCACTCTTCCATCATGGTCTGATGATAACGGATCTCCTCATCAATCACTACCTGCACCACTTCCTGTTGTTGCAGGGTTAGTTCTTTATCCATCTTAATTGATTCTATTAATGTCCGTTCCGCTGCGCGCAAGTGTTTCATACGCTTTGATCGATATCTAACAGGATGACGACGGCTCGTAACACCTTGAGCCGTGATTCTTCGCTTAATGGCAAGAGCGCGTTATGCATGTTGCGCATAGCAGCGAACTCCTGTTCAATATCATTGGTTGCTGGTTTCTCTGTTTCTTCACTCATTTCTTTCCTTTCTCTTTCTAATAAGGCGGCAATCCTTGCGCTGTTCGTTTAAGGCGGGCCTGTAATACAACTTCCATGTTGCATTTATCACAACATCTTGCTTCAACGTTATCTATAACCGGCATCGGGTTGTTGCCAAACCCGTGGCCGAACTCCTCATCAGAGTAAAATCGCTTGCAAATCGAGCAGAGATGTTTCTTGCTCTTGCCAGCTCCGAATTCTGTGAATGGTTGTTCCATCTGTTTCTTTTTCCTGAGCTCATCGGCTAATGCTCCCAAGTAATCCTGGATCATCAGTTTGAGCGCGTTTTGTACTTTGTCTTTCTGTTCAATCGGCACATCCTTAACCCGCATACCACGGGTGTAAGCAATCCCATCCATGTGCAGTGAGCCGATTATGATTTCGTTTTCTGTTTCATCATTCCAAGAATGATAGAATCCTTCCCAAATGCACCAATCCCTTTTGTCAGCTTTCATCTCGGCTAATAACCGTTCCACGTATGGGCGCCACAGCTCGTTGGATAACTCTTCGTTAACCAGCGCTATGAGCTCATCCTGATTCTGGAACAGTTCCAGTTTGTTCCGAAAGTTAGCCGGCAATAGATTGTCCAGCTCAATTCTCATGCTGCTTCCGGTTCGCCTTGTCGGAAAATCCTTGTCTCAATTGTGACGTACTCGATCTTGATCAGATCAAGTCCGCAGATCCGGGACGCGATCTCTTCCACTTTATCCCGATCAACGTTATCTGGTACGCCCCGCCACATGATGTCGCGCACAATCGGACCAGCCAAGTATGTGCCGGCATCGGTTGATTCAAATCCTAATTCGCTTTCCAGCGCGTCATCGTAAGCGCCGGGCCTGCCTTCGTAATAGATACTTATGTTCATTGTTCTTTCTGTTTCTGCTGTTGTTCAATTACATCCATGATATAGCTCTCCAGTAAATCCATTGGACCTAAATCTTTATGCAGTTCCGCCTTATTTCCACTAAACTGGAAATCCTTGTTCATCAACTCCTTTATCTCTTTCTTTTCCGCGTAACGTTGCCGCCTCCGGGCCAGCCGCTGCAATCGTTTAGCGTCTGCGCTGACTTGGGCCGCGAATAACTCTCGCAGTTCCGGGATCGCCAGTACCCAGTCCATTAATGACAACTTCACTATGTCCGGATGATATTTGTCCGGATCGCTTTCCGCTAACTTCGTTACCCAGCCCCAAAACGCTCGTTCTTCCTCGGTGAAAGCACTCCGTTCACGATTGGCAAATTTGCACAGCCGGCCATGACAGTCTTCCGCTGTGCCCTGATAGATACACCATGTCCAGTCATGGTGTGACGCAAATTCAAGTTTCTGTTCGTTGGTTAAGTCCATATACAACAATTTTGTTTCTAGTTCCTTTAAAACACGAAAACCCGGCATCCCCGCTTTCGGGGATGTCGGGTGTTTTGATAATTAGTTAATCTCGTTAACTAATCGTTTTCGTTCGCTTGATATGCTTTCTTAGCCTTGGGCCGTAAGATAAATCGCTCTGGCTTGGCCTTTTTGCGATCACCGTCAAATATACTAATCCAGCCCGAGATAACGTGACTGCAATGACAACGGAACAATTCGCCTAGATAGGTGAATGTTATGGTTGATCCGTTAACATGCGGATCACTCAGCCCTTCCACTCGCTTCATGCACTGGGCAATCGCACAATGCCCAGGCGCGCCTTGCGTCGAGTTGTCAATGTCCTCTTGCGTGACATTGATTATCAGTTCTAACGGTTGTTTCATTTCTTTTGCTTCCTTCTTCGTTTCTTCTGCTTGGGTATCGCTTTCTCGTCGGCTACTACTACGTTTAATTTGGGTAGCACCTGCTCCCATTCCAGTAAGTACCATGGGTGATCTTCCCGTAACCAGACTTGCCACTCGTCATGGACCAGCCCGGGTTTTATCGCCTTTAATTGTGCAAGCGCTTCAGTCTTAGTCTCCGCTTGCAAGACCACTCGTTTGATCAGATCGAATTCGAATCTCCTCATCGTTTCGATATACCTCTATGTAAAAATCCCAGCCGCCTTCCACATCATCGACTAACTTGATCCGGCCAAATGGATACTCTTCGTGTACCCGTTTGACCGCCTTGTCATACATGCTGACCGGATAACCCTTGGGCCGGCTGTACTTGCCTTCATTGGTCAACCGCCGGCTCTTGCCCAGCTTCTTGGGCGCTTCCCGATACTTCTCTACCCGTATCTGATAGACTATTATTACCCGTTTCTGTTTCATTACCTCCTTTCGTTTCTATCACTTGGATCGCTTCCACCCAATACTGGCTCTTCATTACCCTCGTCTGCCCATCCCACCAGTACATGATAAATCCGCCGTTAGGCGTCGGCATGCTCGCCGCCAGATGCTCAGCCGCCCACATCTCCGCATTTAATCGCGCACTCTTAGTCGGCCCCAACCGCTCCCATTGGTCGAGAGTCTTGCAGTTCCCACCCAGTTTGTACCGAATCGGCTCGCTCATTCTTGCGCCTCGCTTTTCTCTACTTCCCAATGTTCCCCTTGCCTGATTATGCCGAGTAACGTATCAATCCGGTCAATCGATCGTTGCGCACCGTCATGCCGAGGCCATTCACTCCGTAATCCCGCTTCATCCCGATCCCGCTCCTGCCTAGCCCGATAATAGGCCAGCGCATGAATCAGTGTGATCTCTTCCACAGAATTAAATCGAATCTGCTTTATGTAATAATCGCTTCCACTCATAATCGCTTCTTGCCAAACGGCCGCAGCAAGCTTAAATAAAAATCCAGGTTAGCCGATCGCTCCCGAACCGCTGCACTTAATCTTTTCTGCTTCTTCTGTCTCTTCTTCATATAAATAAAAACGGCTGGCAACTCTGTTACAATTGCCAGCCGCTATCCTGTTTTCTTTCTGTTAGTCCTGCTTATCGTAATGCCGTAAACGACGATCCATCTCGTCCCGGTCATGCTCCCATCTGGCCCGATCTTCCCGAATCTGATCGTCCAGTTCCTGACTCCTTCTCTGGGCTTCCGCATCTTCCAATGCTCGATTGGCCCGATCTACATCAGATTGCAGCCGATCCAACCGGTCTTCCAATTCGCCAGCACTGGCACCAGCAACTAGCAACACTAGCCCCGTTATTATTATTAGTAACTGCTTCATTTTTTAACCCTTCCAAATGTTGATCCCTTGCGCCAAAAATGTTAGTTCACCCTTGTCCGCTTCAGCATCAAGCTCTCGATTAGTGTATTCCTCCTGCCAATAATCCTGTTCTGTTTCTGTCATAACTCTATTCCTTAAAGTAACTGACCGCACACCAAATAGTTAGTATGACCCAGCCGACTAACCCGATTCCTAACATAGTTAGCTGCTGATCAATCGGGTGCCGAGCTAACCCGTGGTCAAGCGCAAATGCGCTCGTCCCACACCAGCCTATCGCCCCAAATGTCCCACTAACTAACCAGCGCATCCGCTTACTCACTTCAGTAACCCTACTTCCTCGCTCAGCCATTCCAATAGCTGCTTGAAACTGTATTCCAACAGCCCATCCCAGTTCTCTTGACTCATCCGCCGACGCGCCACTTTCCTCCCAGCTTTGCGCGCTACCTCCAGTACCCGTATCGCGTTCGCCACTTCCACTACCCCGCGATACCTGTACCCAAGGCTAATCGCTTCCTCAATCGCCTTGTCTAAGGCGCTCATCGGCACCCGACGACTCCGATCCGGTAATGGATCATGATCGTCTACGTATATCGGTTCAGCTTCCCCCTTCATTAATGCCAGCCTCCCCACGCCCGATGCCCAATTCCCTGGTGACCCCAACTGCGACTAGTGTGCCAGCCGCCACTTGATCGATGATTCCCTCCGCCACGCGGCCAGGCACTCGCCATCGCGCATGTCGCCAGCAGAATCATCACTATACTTGTCCACTGTTTCATTTACTTGCTTCTCTTTCTATTTTACTGTCTCTTTATCCAATCCATGGGACGAACTCCTAAAATTGATTGGGAGCCGATTAAAGCTCTTTATCTCGCCGGTAAAACCAGCCGTGAAATCGCTCTTATTTTCAATATCAGCGACGCTAATATCCGAAATAAAGCCGGCGAATGCGGTTGGGGTAAACTTCGTAAGCAACTAGCCGCGTTACCCCCACCAAAAGATCCGAGTCGTGATACGCGTGCCCCAAAATCTGCGAATACGACTGTTGAACCATCTCAAGAGATAGGTTTTGGCTTGCAGTCGCAGGTTTCGAATGGCAAGGGAGAAAGCAACGACACAATTTCTCGCGCAATTCGTCTACGCAACTCGGATAACTTTCGCGAACGCGTGATTGCTCAAGCTGACAAAGCACTAACAACACTCGAAAAGGCAGTTGTTAGTAACATCTTTGAGACTGATCGATTCGCTGAGGCACTTACCAAAGTGGAACGAATCGGCGCTCGCGCATACGGGTATGATCGCGAAGGCGATCACCCTATCGTCAACATCGGAATCCTGGGTTCAGGTTCCGAATATGACATTATCGATTAGCTAATTCTTCTAGATCTAGCTGTAATTCTTCTTCTGTTAACTCTAATGGTTGTTCCATGTTAACTCCCTGCTACTCCCTTTTTATTAACCTAACCTTGAACATCGTTAGGAAGGGAGCAGACTGGAATTTTACATTGAATGAATCTCCAATGAAAAGAGCCGAGCTTCCATTCTCGGCCTTCTCTGTTTCTGTCAATCTACTCCTTAGATCTTCTCTGCGCGGACTTCGACTGTATCGAACTTCACCACAATTCCGGCTGCTTCCAAGCGACGGGTCGAATCGAGATCGCCATTGACGGCGCCGCGATACAACTCGACAACTTCCGCCTCGGTCATTGCCTTGGTTGCCTTGGAAGTAAACCGAACCGAACCCGACTGAGGGCGGCCGGTGATCTTGTTGATCTTCTTGGAATATCGTGGCAATTCCAAGTTGTAGTTCTCGATGATATCGAAAACCGCCGCCTTGATTAAGGGGCGCAACTTGTTATGCATGATATCCTCCGCCGCAACCTTGATCTCCTTGGTGGTCTTGCCAGCATACGCTGGAAGAGTGGCAAGGTGATCCTTAATCTGGCGCATCGTCGCTTTGTTAGCGTCGATTCGCAGACCGGGCACAACTTCGGCAACCGCTCCCTCGATGGTTAGGACTTCCTGAGCCTTCGGGGTTGCAATTACAACTGCCTTACTTGTTTCTTCTGCCATATAACTATCACTTCTAAGCTAACTAGTTGGTTGAGCCTATTGGCCGTTAGCCAGCCACTAGGCAGGACAACTAGCAAACTTCGATATGATCTAGTCCGCAAAAATCCAATCACGCCCGTACCTTCAATGTGTCACACACTACGTCAGTCACCGTAAGATGTTATTCTTCGCATCTACACGCCGCATCGAGTCACGACCTAGAGCCAAATGTGTTAGCTCGTCACAGAACCTTGTGGTTTAGCGTATGTCCGTACCGAGAGTTAACCGGACAAGTCTCCGGACGCTCAGCCGCTAAAGGGGAAACGCTTCACAAGCATTCGCATTCGTGCGCCCCAATGCGTGGGCCAAAATTTCAATGAACTCGTGCCGCGATCTTTTTCGCGGCCGCCCTTATCCCCGACGAACATCGGGGGGACTTGATCAGGCTATCCCCGATCCATAGGGGCTACGGAATATTCGCCCCAGACGGCCCAGACCCTGGCCCCCACCACCCCTACGGGGGGCCGCGCGCGCGCCTGGGGCCCCATACCGATTGGAAGAAAATTACAATTTCGGAATGCACCAAGGCGCGATAAGACGCGATGCATCTTATTACCTTGCGTTCAATTTTTACGCACTAAACGCAATACGGTAGTTAGTGGTCCTAACTATCCAGGTTCGTGCAAAATGCGAGTCTCTTGACTAACCAGTCAAGGACTTTTCAAAAAAAAACGATCGTTCCGGAACAACCGGAACAACCGGAACGACATTATGATCGTATAGAAACATTGGGCGCAGGTCGGGTCTTTTTAAATTTTTTCGAAAAGAGGCGAGGTGCGCCCAATGCTCTAGGAGTTTTGTGAAGTCGTTCCGGTTGTTCCGGTTGTTCCGGTGAATTATCACTGGATTTTTTAGACATTACGTATATACCGGACTTCAATTTCGCGTAAATTATGGTTAATAAGATTGAGTTGATAAGCGATCAAGAGTTGGGCGGCTAGGGCGGGATCAACCTCGGCGATATTTTCGATACGCTCTCTATCTTTGTCATCATCACAGGTTAGAGATTGAATAAACGCCTTCAATTCTGCTGGGCCGAAAACTTGGTCAAGAGTTTTAGCCGGTTTAAATGGATTAGAGGAGGTTTGGTTCATTGATTGGTTCCTTACATTGGCTGATATAGAAAAGATCGCGATTATCGGCCGGGTCATGCCAGACATGGACAAAGGCCGGACCGAACGCTGCTAATTTACCTGGGATAATCTGTGGCAGGTCACGCTTGAAGAATTTGGACATTTTACCGCCTAACACTTTGTCAGTAGAGGCGAATTTAAGGTCAAATGGTAGTTCTAATCCCAGCTCGATAAATTCGTTGCCCCAACGCGAAGGAGTAGCGGCTCGGTCCAACAACTGCGGCTGGTTGATTAACATGGACCATACTTTTTCCGCCCATAAAACATTACGATTAGCCGCTCGGTATTGTCGTTCACTCAAGCCATCAGTCAGGTAAGGGCGTTTGGTATAACCTAACAAACCATTATTCATTTCTGTCCAATCAACGAACCGGAAGTAAGCCTCTGCCGAATTATGAGATTGATATTTTCGTTTGGGGGCGCCGGCTGCGCCGTATTCGGCCAGCACTGCTGCCACCGCGCTTTGATAAGGTAGAGCGTTTTCCCGGATAACATTAAGCAGGAACGCTTCTTTTTCCTTGTCCTGGAAATTATGCCCTTCCTGCACCAGAATTTTAATCACATTGAAGCGGCTGGTCATATCGGCATGGAATTGGACACCTTCATTGCCGGTAAAAAAGAAAGTCATCCATTCCACACTCCCAGTTGAAGGCCGTCCGTAAGGCAACCGATAATCGACCTGGTTACTCCCCGTAGCGAGCACTTCAAAAAGCGGCATATCGAAATCGCCCCGGATATTATCGATCATGTGGACAAAAGAACCTTCCGCCAGACTGCGGTTAAATCGTTCTTTGGTTCCATCGATTCCGGTCTTGGGATCATACTCATTGGTTTTAACTTCGATGCCGAATATGGCTCCGATACAAAGAGGTAGAAGCGTTTTACCGGCTAATCGATCATCAGCCAGCACCAGATGAAATGGCCCTCGATTTCTGTGCCAATGACCTAAGCATTCAGCGATCGAAAACACCATGGAAAGTGCTCGGCTTCGATCGGCTGGCGTTTCAAATCGCCAGAAGTTAAGCAGATGTTCATCCAAAAATTGAAGCCCGGTAGTGGCGCTCATTGGAATCAGATTTTGTTGGCTTAAACAAAGGCAGCCTAAGCCTGGATTAAATCCATATTGAATTTGATAACTCTCTCGGGCTTCTTCATTCCAGCATAAGAAAGGAACTGGGGAGATAAACTTGATTTTGGGAAAGTAACCTTCGATATAAACTGGCTGATCGGTTAAATCGTTAGCATCCTGCCCGGCTAGCTTTTTCGCTGCGATTTTTCCCCCTTTTAATTCTTGAGTGATCGCAATTCCAAGTTCATTAAGCGCCGGATGTAACCGGGCGGCATTGATTGGCAACACTTTATCCCAGCCGTTTCGCCAACGAACAATTTGTCCGTTTAGATTGAAAAATTCGCCGCTGTCCCGCATCCGGGCATAAGCGGTCGCATAGGTCTGATGCAGATTCTCGTTACCCAAAGCAAAGAAGATGGTTTTAGCCTTGGCGAATGCCCGGTGAATCCGGCGAGTTTGTTCACGGTTAACACTTGCGCCGGTCGCATCATCGCGAGCTTCGCAATGACTGTGTTTACAGCAGTAGGCAACAGTTGCCCGTTCATCGGTACCGATAAATACCACTGTCTGAAATTCACCGGTATCATCGGTATGTTCGGCTTCATTGACGCAGCGAATCGCCACGCGCCCTCGAGTTTCATCGACATCGAGAATCTCGTAGCCCAACTCTTCTTCCAGAATAACCAGTTTTTCTTCTAAGGAACCGGAGCTCCATTCCAATGGATCATTACGCCAACGGCCGCCAGCACGGGAAGCGCGTGTTTTAGGAATTCCCGGCCACCCTTGCCAACCCAGCTTGCCGGTTTCGATCATGAGGTTTTTGAATTCCTCAAATTCGAATTCCAGAATCGGATTTCTATTACAAGCAGTATAAAAATCCTTTTCGTTTTTGTGTAATCCCCAGACCACATTTTGATGAGCGCCGCTGGTTCGAAATTCCAATGCGTAGCGCCCCGGTTTACCATCTTTGTCCGGTTTACCTAACACTCCCGGCACTTCGATTTCTACTCGGCAGATTGCCCAGCTGGGCCATTCGCCTTTCATCCGAAACCAGAGCGCACATCCGCTAGTCGAGCTTCCTTTTGTCCAGAAAGTATCGGCCAAACGTGGACAAAAGTGTAAAAGAGCGTCAATAACGCGCCGATCCACGGTATCAATGTCGAAATTACCTAAATTACCGCTTTTTGGCCCTAAACGGATGCCAACATTGTGTTTACCTTGTCTTTGAAAGAGATAACGCAGGTATTGACCGGCTGGAATGAGAATTGCGCCTTTAGAGGTGCATAAATCTTGGGAACAGAGTTCATCCCAAGTTAAAGTAGTCCAATTCTCGAAAAATGGGCCTTTGGTAGCCCAATTGATGACTAATGGAACACAATTCTTACCTAATTCACGATCTGGAGCGAATTTTGCTAATAAATCCCTTAATTCCAGCCTGATTGAATCGTAAGGGTAAAGATTTACATTGCATTCTGCGTCACTCGGCGTATTCTGCGCTTGTTCAGCCACTTGTGTTCATCCTTTCTAAAATTGGCGATTTTGGAGACTAAAATCACTTGCATTGGTTGGGCGCTTACTTGTTTCTAGGCGAATGCCGCCGGGTTAGTCCCCGGCGGTTTTCGTTTCCAAGAATGCTTCATCCAAGGTTAAATCGCTATCATTAATCGTGTCGATTGCGTTTAATTTTTGCCGGACTCGGGCGGCTACCCGCTCTTCGATTGTGCCGGCGCAGAACACCAGTTTCTGGATTGATTTCGACTTTGCCCCGGCCCGGTGTACCCTGCCCAATGCCTGACGAAAAGTTACTGCTCGCCAAGTCGGACAAACCAGCGCCAATCGTGGTTGAGCTCCGATTGTATCGTGCAGGTCAATCGAAGCGCCTCCACTATCAATGGTACAAGTCAGAATCGGTGTATTTCCAGCTTGAAACTGCGCAATTGCTCGGAGTCGATCTTCGTTTCGCTGGTCCCCAAAGAGCAATTGTGTTTCGTCTAGATCCAAAATATTCTCTAACGCCGCCAACGTTGTTAAAAAGTTGACGAACACAACCAAGCGGTAACCTTCCGCCCGGCCTTCTTTGATCATCTCAAGCAGTGCCGGCACCTTACCCAGCTCGGCACGCATCCGCTCGTAAAGGATTTCGGGCAGGATATCGCCGGTTGGATCCCACGGCCGGTCACTCTCCGCCATTTTAAGTGCGTGTTGAGCTTCCCGGCAATCAATTTGGCGCTCCCAAGTTTCCAGCCGTGGATCCGAAAGCCCTTCAACCAGTTCCACAATGTACTGACATTCCGGGAAATCGGGGATTTCCTCTTTGCGCATCCGGCTGCCCCGCTCAGGGAAAATCTTTTCATGGATGTAAGCCAGAACTTTTTTGCTCCCGTTAAAATGATGACCGCCGTAGCCGAAATTTTTGACTACCCCGTTGCGGAACATCCAGCGATAATAATCGCGCAAATTATGAAACCCAAGGATATAGCCAAGAGCGTACATTTTGAGGGGACTTTCTATGGCCGTCGCCGAGAGCATGAGCACCATGTGTCCCATTTCAAAAGTATTAATGAGCAGCTTGGAGTTGAGCGTTTTGTAGCCGGCCGCCTCATGCACCTCATCAAAGATGTACAGCGCGCCCTCTCGATCCGGCAACCCCCGCCGCCGGGCCAGTTCCCAGTTTCCCACTACACCATTCACCCCAAATGATTCCATCCAATATCGCCAGGTTGGGATCATGACTTTTTTACCGACAACGATCGCCTCTTTTTCTAGGGTCTTAGCGATATGGCAAGCCACGACAGTCTTCCCGGTACCCAGATCGCTGGCATCCAAAGCGACCTGGTCGAACATGAGCGCATCAATCAATTTTTGAGCGTGCGGTTCTTGATAAGAAAATAATTTCGGCATACAATCACAAGCGGAGTTCATTGCTAAACCTCCGGATAATAGCGCGCTCTAGGTGGGCAAAGAGAGTTATCCTTAAACAGTCATTATTGTCGTCACCGAGTGAGCGCAACACATAGTTGGATCAAAACCTCGGGGCGGGTTGTTGCTCTCCTTGCGGCTGTCCTTCCCCGAGGTACTTTTTTTACTTCTTCTTTTTGCCCAACCGTTTAGGCAATCCTTTGCGCTTGGTTGAAGCAAAATCTTCCAGTTGTTTGATACTCATTCCGGTCCGGGTTTTCTTTCCGGCCCGGGCGCGCGCCAGATCAGCGCCCATCATTTCCTGCTGAACCTTGGATTTAGCTGGCACCGGCTCCTACCTCCTCTTTAGCGGCTGGCGCTGGAAGCGCATCGGCGGTGATTCGGCGCAGATCGATTCCTGGGTTGCGAAGCGCGTCGTTAACCGCATTGATTGCTAGAAGCGGTTCCAGCGCGGTCAGTACAACTTTTTGTTCTTGTTTATTCTGATCCAGGTAAAAAACGCTTATGGTGAATAGCGCCTGACCCGGGAAATCAGATTGAGACGGTTCAACTGTGACAACTGCTGATTCGGTTGCTGTCATTTTTTCCTCCGTTTACGTTTGCGGGACGCTTCATTGCGCCCGGTTTCAGTGACTAATTTCGATTTAATCGGCTCGCGATATCCTTTACCGCGAAAACGCTTGGCTTGCTGTCCCGCCCCTTGGTAGGGCGGAGCGGCGCCGCCGGCCGGCACGCCGCCGGTTGCTGGTCCTCCGTTCATTGGTTAATCCTCTTTGGTCGTTGGAAACTCCGCCTCCTTGATAAGAGGCGCCTTGATTTAAGAATTTCTTTTTCATAGTTGGAGTTCCGGGATTTGAGTCAAACCGCCCAATGCCCAACTCATCGGTTGTCCTTCTCTAGCTGGATCATCAATTACTCGACAACCTAGAGTCGCATTAGTGTAGATGGTTTCGACTAGGAGCCATGTCACCGAATCAGCTATAACGAATTTAATCTTGTCTCCGGGAACCAATTTATTGATTTCATCAATAGTCATGGCTAGACAACTCCTTTCACAATTATTGCCCCGGAAAATGTTCCGGCTGAAAGAAACAGGTTCATTGAAACCATTCTGCCAGCGTTGGTACCGAAACCGGATAACGTAAACGTGCCGACAAAACCGCTTGAATTGTACATTCCACCAGATTGACCTGAAAAAGAAAAATAGCTACCGGCGTCACCCGGATGAATTCTATGATTAACTAAATGCCGGGCAGACTGTTCCAGCCAGTGCGTAATGTAAAGGGAAGTACCGTTGTTATAAGTTCCTACCGTCAGCACAGTGGTACTGCTATCGTACCAGTACACACCGTAATAACCGGTCGTAATATAAGTGGTCCCATCGAGACTGGTTTGGATCTGCATATTCGGCGTACCCGTGTTGCATAACAGTCGGGTAATTTGCAGATCGAAATAAGTGTAACCGGCTGGAAAGAAAATAACCTGGCTGGTTGCGGCGGATAGATTAAGCGAACCCAGCACTACTTCGCGTGCTAATCCAATTGTCCGCCAGTTAGTGCCATCGGTAACAATGGTGCATTCCTGCTGGGCTAAAAGCTGGATACTAGCTGCACCATTAATCGTGTTGGTGCCGCTGGTCGCAATCGTTATGACCCCGCCTATAGCGGTGATTCCCGGATTATCATTACGAACCAGATAATTTAAACCAGCGGCCGCCGGTGGCAGTGTCAGTGTCCAGCTGCCTCCAGAACAAATAATGTAGTATCCGCTATCAGCCGGGCTAACGGTATAGGCAGCAGTTTTTGATACAAAGCCCTTAAATGCTGTGGCCGCTACTGCCGCCAGATTATGACAGGTGTTATCGCCGCCGACATAATCGGTGGTCAGCCCGCTCATCTTGGTAACCAGCCCCGGCTGGGTGGTATCAGCCATCGGCACCGTGGGAGAAGTTTGCGGTACACCGTAGCTAGCCCGGATGCAGTAAGTCAGGCAGAGGAAAGGTGCCATAACGTTATGGGCTGAGCTGGAACCTTGAGTATCGGTAGCAACGCCGCCGCGCGCCGCGTCTGTGTCAGTCCACGCGTTGGCTGAGTTAGCTATCGAACCGCAGACTACGTTTAGTCCGGTACACCAGAATTGGCCGGCATTTTGGACTGAACCGACTACCTGATTTTCACCGCTGGTCGTAGAAGTTTGTACGGTGCCGAAACTTCCGTAAGAACCTTGTGTTACTCCGGTGCGGGTTGCTGAATCGGCGGCGACAGTGTGCGTATGACCGTTATTAGTCCAACCATGGCCGTGAACCGGGGCAAGGTTGGAATGATTGCCATCATTCCAGCCGTGTCCGTGCGCCATGGTCAGGTGTTGATGGTTACCGCCGTTATGAGCGTGAGCAGCAAGTTCAGCTAGCGAAAGAACATGAGTTTCCTCGCCGCCGGTCATTGCCAAAGTTCGGTTAGTTAAACTGGTGCCTTGCCCCACTCCAATAATCATTTTAGAGCGCAGATCGGGCAGATTAAACGTGGTCGCGCCATCGCCTGCGCCGAAGCTCGTTCCGACTACACTGAAAAGCTGGGCATAAGTTGTGCGGGATTGAGCACTTCCGTCGCATAGTAAATATCCGGTTGGCGGGGTGACAGACGGCCACGCGATGATGGTGCCGACTAGATTCCCGTCATAACCATTTATTCCTTGTGGCCCCACTGGACCAGTTGCTCCAGTGGGTCCAGTCGCGCCAGTTGGTCCAGTCGGTCCAGCGGGTCCAGTGGTTCCCGGCGGCCCGGGCACAGTTGAAGCGGCTCCTACTGGACCTTGTTGACCAGCAGGAGATATTTGAGCGCCGCTGGGCACCACGGTTCCGGGCAAAGCTTGTTCTGTAGCCGGTTCAGGCATAAGGTTAGGAATATTCGGTGATAATGACCACTCCAGCCGAGCCAGCGCCGCCAGCTACCGAGGCAGTTCCCGCTGCTACGCATCCTCCACCGCCTCCAGCGCCATACGCACTAGCGTTGTGACCAGCGGTAGAACCGCCGGCCTGATTAAAATTACTTGGGCCACCGCCACCAAAAAGGCTTGAGCCACCTACACCAGCCGGCCCATACATATTAGCCGCAGCAGTACTATATGTCGCATAAAGACCGGCGGCCCCCGGAGCACCACTGCAAGCGAAATCTCCTGTACCGATAGCCGCGCCACCGCCACTTCCTGAACCATTGTTAGCGGATACACCTCCATATCCGCCGTTAGCTACACATAACGAACCAACGCTGGTTGCTCCCCCATTACTGCCATTATTATTTCCAGCTGCTCCTCCAGCGCCGCCAGCACCTATTGTGACAGCTTGTGATGCACCGACCTGGGCAGCGGTAGCGAATTTTCGCGAATAACCACCGGCACCACCTCCGCCGCCAATTAAATTATAACTAGCGTTGCCAAGAACGGCACCGCCACCAGCACCGCCACCGACACATTCGATGATGCAGGTATGCATTCCAGCGGACGGCGTGTAGGTGCCGCTGGCTGCGAAAACTTGGATTCCGATTGGACCCGTATGTGTTGGCACATAGATTTTACTGTCACTACCTAGAGTGGCAATGTTACCAGCATCGGCGCTGACAACAGCCGGCGTAAAAACCAGTTTATCTGACCCCAGTTTAGAAGTGTTTCCTGCATCGGTACTGATAGGTGCGGGAGTGAAAACCAATTTGTCCGATCCCAATTTAGAAGTGTTTCCGGCATCAGTGCTGATTAATGGAGTCTGACTCGCGCTTAAATTGAGTAGGGTCACCTGGTTGCCGTTGATAGCTTGGACTTGCATCGTTCCCGGTTGCCCTACACCACCACCGGCCTGATCGACCCAGAGTATTTGACCTACAACCATCCAGGATGCGTTTGTTACGGTTGCAACTACGGTTGAGCCAATCGGCGGAACGGTGAATCCAGCCGTTGAGCTAGTGTAAGCGTTGACTCCCTGCGGCCCTGGAACAGTCGAGGCTGGACCGATCGGCCCCGCCGGACCAGTCGCTCCGGTTGGTCCAGCTGGTCCAGTTGCTCCTATTGGGCCTTGACTTCCGGTAGCGCCAGTTGGACCAGTTGGTCCAGTTGGTCCAGTCGCGCCGATTTGAGCGATTATGCTCCAATAAGTGGCATTGGGCGGCGGCTGGTTTGTGTTAGCCGCGATACAGACATAGCTGCTGCCAGCGGAGCTAATTGTATCATAAGGATTATAAGCAGTGGCGGCACTCCATGCTCCTTTCCAAGTGTACCCTTGACCGGGTGCGCCGGTTGCTCCGACGGGTCCAGTTGGGCCGGCTGCTCCAGTTAGCCCAGTTGGTCCAGCCGGGCCGGTTGCTCCGGTTGATCCAGTTGGCCCGGTTGCTCCGGTTGATCCAGTTGCCCCGGTTGGACCCGCTGGCCCAACCGCTCCGGTCGCCCCGGCCGCCCCGGTTGCTCCAGTTGGACCTGTCGGCCCTTCCGGTCCTACCGGCCCGGTGCCGGTCAAAGTATTTCCAGAGGGCGCAATAGAACCGGGCGTTTGGTTGACGGTATACCCGAGGTTTTGCAGGGTTAACTGGTTGGCTCCGGTGTTAACCGCGGTAATCGTCAGATAACCGATTGGGCTGATATAAGCGACTGCGCCGATTCCGAACTCGGCTGCGCCTCCGGCGGCAACGCTGGCGACGCCAGTCGCGTTGACTGCTGGCATAGTAAAGGCTGCGCTTAGAGTGGTTGAAGCGCTGGCGCCTCCAGGCGGTCCCGGTGGTCCGGCTGGCCCAACTTCTCCAGTTGCTCCAGCTGGTCCAGCTGGTCCAGTTGTACCAGTTGCACCAGCTGGCCCAGCTGGGCCGGGAACGGTTGAAGCTGCACCGGGAGGTCCGGTTGCGCCAGTAGGTCCAGTTGGACCAACCGGCCCGGGCACAGTTGAAGCTGCACCGGGAGGTCCAGTTGGTCCAGTTGGACCAGTTGCACCGGCATTTCCGGGCGGTCCTTGAGGACCAACTGGCCCCGCTGGTCCTCCAGATGGACCTTGTGGACCAACCGGTCCCGGAACGCCTTGTTCACCAATTGGCCCTGGCGGCCCCGGTTGTCCTCTTGGCCCAGCTACACCGGGAGCGCCAATTGGTCCAGCTACACCCGGAGCTCCGGGTTCGCCTTGAATTGATTTTGGGGCGCCAATCCACTTGCCGTATGTCCGAACAAAAGTACCGCTGGAACCAGCTGGAACATCTGTGATACCAGTAGTTCCGTTACCGGTAGTTGATTGTGATTGCACTACCGGAATTATTTTTTGAATAACGGTTTCTTTAGTCGGAACCTCTTTTTTTTCCGGCGTTATTACCGGAATCAGTTTTCGGACAACGGTTTTTTTAGTCGGAATCCATTGTCCTTTTTTCCGAACAGCAAATGTGCCTTCTGGAATGTTTTCAGGCATTTAATCCTCTCCGCAACCGCACGAATGACCGAACCAATCATGCATCCACATCGAAGTATCGACATGCCCAGCTGCATCGCTGGTTAGCTGAGTCAGGTTTGTGTTGATGGGAGGACCAGCAGCGTCTCGGGCCGGAGTTTTATCCGGTACGACATTGATCGGTTTTTTCTGATTGGTTTTGTACCGGATCTCGGCTTCACGATGGAAATCAGCCGCGCGGCCTTGTAACCCGCCGGTAAACATTTCTGGTGTGCGACCGCCAGTTGTAGCAAGTGCTTGAGCGCGTAAGCGTTCAAGGGAACTCATCGGCAGTTGCGGTTCGGGCGTATGCGCTTCACTGCGAAGTGGAGTAGTAGTTTCCCGACGGCTGCGGTTAGGATCATATCTGTTGGTCATTTGAGATATCTTTCTGTAATCTTGGCTTCAGCTGATACGGGGCAACTAGCCAGCCAAGAAGGACTTATGCCCATTAAATCTTTGATTTGTGAAGCGGCAGCTTCTGCAATATGAATCGGAACTTCAGTGACCAGTTCATCATGAACACGCATTATGATCCGGTACCCAGCTTGAGCGACATGCAAGCACGCTTCCATAAACACGTCTCTGGCAATGGCTTGCACGATATTTTCGCAAATCCGGCCACCGTACAGTTTTGTCCGGACCCGTTTGTCTCCACGACAGAGTTCTGCCGTCAACTCGCCGCTTTTGCTGTACTTGACCTTTTCATAACGGAGAATTCGGCCGGAGGGAAGCTCAACGCAGTATTCTTGGTTAACGCTTGCTTTAGCGGCATCATCGAGGTGTTTCCAAAACCGTGGGATTCGATAATTATCTTTCCGATAACCAGTTACGAGTAACCAGGAATTGGTCCATTCACGTTCCAGCTCCGGTGATCGGACACGCCATTTCTCAAGAGTGGGTTTATCTTTCTCGTATGCGTGCAGAAACTCGGCAAAAGCCGCCACATCGATTTTGGATACCGGAGCCGCAAATACCTTTGCGGCATCTTTACCCAGATACATGGGCAGGTAAGCCATGACATTGAATTTGCGCCAGCCGGCGCCGTAGCCGAGCGCCAGAACGCGCGCCTTGGCTAACCGGTACATTGGGTCTGTTTTTGGTAGAAACGGGCTGCAATAGCCCATTGTGGCCCGGCAATGGGCCTCGTAGGGGCTCATCCCACCCCGGATCAGGGCCAGCTGATCGTTATCTTTGACCAAGGTGAGCAAAATCCGCGCTTCGATCTGTTCTAGATCAGCGATTACCAGCCGATGATCAGGCGGTGCGACGATTGCAGCGCGTAAATCCGCTCCGTAAAGCTCACCATGAGGCAAATTTTGCATGTTAACCCCTCCGGCACCGGAATCGCGACCGGTATGACTGCCCCAGTATTTGAGCTCGAATGGCATCCGGCCGTTGGCGCCCTGCCGAGATAGCATTTTGTCGATTTTTTTATCTAATATGTTGCACCGGCGATAGTTACGCATGTGTTCAACCCACGGGTATTTACCCCGGTACATCTCCATCCAAGCGTCGCATTCCTCACTGGTTATGGCGAGACTGGTCGGTGGATTGATTGCTTCTTTTTCACAGCGTTTACGGAATTCAGCCATCGAGAGAGGCGGTTTCCACGGGATTCCATCAAGCGCGATCTCTTTCTGGCTGGATAAACTTTCGCGCGCTTCTTCCAAGTGGCTGGCATCAAGATAAACACCTTGCGCGCACATATTTAGCGTTAACAAGCTGAATGTGCGCTCTGTTTCCGGCCATTTGGAATAATTATTATTCCAGATTTCCCAGCACAGTTTGGCGTCGGCTAATGCGTACTGGATAACAGCTTCTTTCAGGTCACTGGGCAAAGTGATCCACTGCTTACCCCGCATTTTTTTGCGGATATCTTTGGAATGTTCAGCGCCTAAAAGCTGCCGGCTGGCACCATCTAAACCGCGTGGCGCACCTAAGTAGGCGGCAAGATTGGCGGTGCAGTTCCATTCTCTGGGCCGAACTTCTTTTGGAACAATTCCCTTTGCTTGGAGAAGACTGAAAACTTGGGCGTCGAAGTTGGCATTGTGACTGACAACGAGTCGGTCGTGTAAAAGGCTATAGTCGAAATTTCCGGGATCGGTTGCGATTGAGGTTCCGTTTCCATCGTAAGCAGTAATCAAATAAATTTCAGTTTGGGCGAGATACTCCGCTACACCCATCTTTTTAACGCTTAAACGGGTGTCATAATAAGTTTCAAAATCGACCGCGATATGGTTGGGGGTCACATGCGTTTGGTTAGGTGCGCTTCAATTTGTTCTAGGCGATAATTGATTGCGGCGAGTTGTTGCATAGCCAGATTATGATTCATGATCAAAACAGTCATGATTGCACCGCTGGCAACTTGGCTTGGATTATAGAGATTATTTAAAAGTCGGTTTTGTTCCCGGAAGAATTCGATATTGGTAGCAATCGATCCTTTCCAGTTCAGGTTTGGAACTGTACCGTTTTCTTCACTCATGGTTGTTCAAGCACCTCACCTTCTTCCTGAGTGCGGTCCGGTTCTTCTTTCTGTAGGAAAATTGGTTCTTGTTCACCTCCGGCTAGTTCGGTATCAGGCGGCAACTTGCTTAATGGAAAGAATTCATAAGCCATTGGGCTGATAACAAATTCAAGTGTTTCCTTGGCAGTTAACAATAGATCTTCCAAAACTAGATCTGGCAGATCCAATTGTTTGCGCAGAGCGTTAGTAAATGCTTCTCGATCCTGTTCAGCATTCATCTGAGTTAAACTAACAGTCTGGGCGCGGTCACTAACCTTGACATTGAATATCATGGTGATTAACCCGGAAATATTATAAAGCCCAGCTGAATTAACGACAAAAAATCGGTAAACATGACGCCATTGATTCTGGTTCAGTTGTACCGAATCTTGAATATAGTTAATGACGTTTCGCGGCCCGGTTAACAGGCCGCGAAGCATTTGAATGGCTACGTCACGATTAAGTTTCAATGGTTCACTCCGAACCGAACCAGGCTGGCGTATTATAGTCGTTGGCATCGTTATAGTGTATGCCAAATGGCATATGCGATTCAATCTGAGAGAGCTTAGTCTGATCAGTGGCTAACTGATTTTTAAGCTCGGTTATAATGGCGTGTGTTTCGTTTAAAACTTGATCGATAGAATAATTGTCCATGGTTGGGGCTTTCTAGTTTCTAGGGTAACAGTTCCTTGGTGAAATGAATTAATTCCGGCGCATTAAATCCGCCGGTTGAGAGTTTAAGAAAGTACCACGCGCCTTTGGCACCGGTTCGGCGTTCGATGCACATGTTCCAGCGCACACTGCGCAAACCCAGTTCGCGCACCTTGGGCGTGTCTAACGCGGTAAAAACATTTTTAGCCGCTTCATGCCAGCTGGTACCGGTTGCGAAAAATCCGGCTGCTAAATACCGGGTTCCATTATGGTCGTAAGGAAAATTCTGTTCAACGGCGTCACCGGTCATACCGATCGGCGTTGGAACCAGCAACAGCATTGGTGCCACCGGTTGAACCCATTTCTCACCGGCTGGGCTATACTCAGTGCTAAAACCGGCAGCAACCGCTTCTTTGGCAGTGTTGAAAATCCGGGGCAGCGAAGTTGAACTTGGATCGTATTCCCGTTTTTCTTGGTACACTTTTTGGATTTTAACAACGATGACTCCTGGCAATACTGGGCCACGTTTTTCAGTTGATGGAAATCCCGGCAGAATAACGGTTTCACGGTTTAACACGAGTGAACCAAATCCTTTATCTTCACCGATGTTACCGGCTTTTTGACCGATATTAAGCCGGGGAAACTTTTTGTCCCGGGTAGTGATTTCTCCACTGACGTCGCTGTCCCAGAAGTTGCCGGGAACCAGATCTTCAGTTCCAGTTGGTTCAGATTGAGCGGTGATTTTTTCTTCATTCTCGAAGTTCAGGTTATCTAATGATGTAGTAGGCATAACGCTTAGATTGCTTTGGTTCGCATTTGATATGTAGGTGGCCCTATCTCCAGAACATTTTCGTCCTGAAGATCCATGTTAAACTGTTCCTTTGTCCGATTCTTTTGCCCGGTCGGAGCAGCGTTCGCTACTTCTTTATCGAGCTTGGTTATCGAAACATCGCAACAATTTAAAAACGTGTTCAAGTCCCAGCCCTTTTCCTTTAGAAGTTCCCAGAGCCGTAACGGTCGCGTGACGCGTCGTTCACCGCGAATTTCGACCAGTTTAAAATGATCAAATTCATAACCCTCCCTGGCAAGCTGGGTCACATGAAATCGAAGACTGTCGTACCATTTTTCCAAGACTCTTCCCAGCAAAAAAGCCCGGTCCAGAGTTTGGATATTCGTAATTTCACTGGGATGAATCGGCTCCGGAATTACCAGTTCTTGGTTGTAACGCGGAACGATCTGATTAGCGAACTCGCGCAACGCTGTACAATTGATTTTATTGGCGCAGAACCGGCATTGAAACCATCCTGGATTGTAGATTTTATCGGCTTCCAGCTTGGCGCGTTCAATGATCTTGAACACCTCGGTTTTCTGTTTTTCGTAATCATTTTCCCGGTCAAATAATGCGTGACTGACTTCATTTCGACGCGGAATGATTAGATGAGAATCGATTGAATCGACAAAATCAAACGTGTCCCAGACGCCGACATTATAACCCCAGATTTGCAGATTGTTTTCAGCCGGATCAACTGAATATCGTCCGGTTTTTAAATCGAACAAAGTGGCATGTCGGGCACCGGGAAAAAGAATTAATCGATCCAGCCAACCCCATTGATCAAGAACTGTCACGCGCAGCTCTTTGTGCTCGTTGCAACTGATCAATTCGTAATCGTTTGATATGATCGACATAAGCGAGTGCTTTTTTGACGAGGATTTTTTCTTCGTCAGTTTCCAGTTTAGACAAATCGCCGGTTTCAAATGCTTTATGCATGGCGGTGCCACGCGCGGCGGTGATTTCGCCGGCTTCCTCGGTATCGCCCGGTTTCCAGCTTGGACACAGGGCGTAGTATTTCAGACTGGAGGGCGAGTAAGGCGCATGCTCCAGTTCAGGCGCATCTTCCGGATCCATAGTTAGAAAGTTCCATCAGTCCATGGTTCCGGTTTAGCCGCTTTACGTTTATTATAGCGTTGGATCAACCGAATCGTTTTGAGAATAAGTTCCCAATCTTGATCGGTTGGAGGAATCGACGCGATAGTTTTATTAACGGCCGGAAGAGTTAATACGTATGGGCCTAAACCCATGTGTAAGTCATTATTCATGGGTTAAAAATCTTTGATTACTTTACCGATCGATGGATGGCGCCGAATGGCGCCGGCAATCGCCGCGTAAAGAAAGCGTTCAACGGCATCGATAAAAACCGGGGAAACCCGGGTAAATTTCGGTTCACCATTAAAGGTGAAGCGTTCGGCCATTAGTTCCAGCGCTAATGCCTTGACCTGGTTATGTTTAACCAGACTTGTTCTAGGTGGTGCAGTTTGCATTTCTTGTCTGATCTCTAGTTCGGGAACTGAAAATGGTGGAGCATCTGATGGTGGCGGTGGTCCATAGCTTTGAGCAATTGCGGCATATAATTCCGGATAATCCTCGCGTTTTAATGTCAGATCAGGTTTCGGTTCATTGCTTCCAACATCAAGAGCGCATCGGCTGTCGCTAACGAGACTCCAATCGAAGGGTAGAGCTCCGACGCAAGTGTCTTCAGGTGATTTTTCCACTTCGGGCCGTACGACTGGCGGTTGCCCACTGACAGGGCTTTCTGCCACTTCTGTGGGGTCACGAACCGCACCCGTTTGCCAAGCGTTAGTAGAATCCAGTAAGGAGCGGCCGCCACGTATCCGAATTGGAACATCGTCCATCCTTTTGCTTTCTCTTCGTCCCCGATAAAACCGCCGACCTTTTCAATCAGGGTATCATCCGGATTAATTGTTGTAATGAGCTCAACTGCTTCACGCGGCATTTTCGGCCAGCGTGCGGCTTGTGGGCCGTTCATGCCCATCCAAGCGAGTCCGCCGTTTTTTCCGGGGTCGATTGCTAAACGCGTATTGTTCTGGGTGCTCATCCATGTAAGCTTTCCAGCGTTTAAGTTCGCTTGCCATAATTACAACCCGGCCGCCGTTACGCCGGGCTTTTAATTGTGCCGGTCCACTCAAAGATCGGTATAAATCAATTGAGCGTTCAGTTCGGCCAAGCCACTCGGCTACCTCTTCCCGGGTTAATTCTTGGTCCAGAGAAGTGATTTCGATCTGGTTTCCTCGTGGGCGTATGGAATACTCTCCGGAAGGCAGGGTCAAATGTACCATATCTTTCATTTCTATCTTAATCGAAATTGGTGGTCTGTCAAGTAAATCTAACTACCTTACTACCAACGACTTATGCAAGACCCTGGAATACAGTCCGAGGATGGGCGCTTGGTTAAGTACGGGCGCCGGTTTAAACCTGGCTTCGGTCATCTTGAGATTGAATTGTGCGCTTTCCGGGATGGATTCACTGAGGAATCCGGCGGTTTGGGTAAGTACAAGCATTTTATCAATGTGGTTCGGCACTTTTGGGGTAAGGATTCCAAACGGCCATTTCAATGGCATCCTTGGGCAATCCGGATGGCAGAGATTTCCAGCGAGCATAAATATGTAAGTTTGGCTGGTTGCGGCTCTAGTGGAAAGACAGATTTTTGTGCGCTTTGGGGGATTGTGAATTTCATCTGCGCGCCCCAAGATACGCTCGTACTGGTAACTTCAACCTCTCTAAAGGACAGCCGGCGGCGTATCTGGGGCGCGGTATGCGACTATTGGCGTGCCGTGCCAGGACTCCCAGGCAAGCTCGTAGATTCCGCCGGGCTTATCCGGTTTGAATACAACGGAAAAGTTTATTCGAGCGATCGGTGTGGGATCAGTTTGCTTGCGGGTGAAAAGAAGAAAGAGCGTGAGGCAATCGCCAAGCTGATCGGGATGAAGAACAAGCGAGTTTTCTTGCTGGCTGACGAGTTGCCAGAACTTTCCGAAGCCTTGATAACCGCAGCTGAATCCAATCTGGCGCTCAATCCATTTTTCCAGCTTATCGCCAGCGGGAACCCAAATTCCCTCTATGACCCGCACGGACTTCTTTCTGAACCAGAGGAAGGCTGGGGATCCATCACAGTTGAGGATGAGGAGTGGCGTACTAAACGGGGGTATTGCCTTCATTTTGATGCGCTTAAAAGTCCTAACTGGTTGGCCCAAGAGGACATATGGCCCATTGTCGGTGTTAAGCAGATTCGTGAAGCGCAAAATACTATGGACCAGAACTCATTGCAGTTCTGGCGCATGTTCAGAGGGTTCTGGAGCCCAGTCGGTGAGGAGACAGCCATTTTCGCTGAGAGTGACTTGATTAAGTTTAAGGCAGCTGAGACGCCAATCTGGGGCACTGAAAACCCTACCATTGTATCTGCTTTGGATCCTGGTTTTACAAATGGCGGAGATAGAAGTGCTCAATGGATTGCTTATTATGGCCGGGATAGAGATGGAAGAATGGTGGTTTATTTCTCTGAGTTAATGATCTTGGAAGAGGATGTCACTAATAAATCAGAACCACGGAATTTTCAGATAGCTCGAAAGTTTAGGGAGAATTGTGAACGGCGCGGAGTAACTCCATTTCATGCGGGGGTCGATACAACCGCAGGTGGACACGTATTTATCGATATCGTCCGCAAGATATGGCACCCAGATGTACTGGCAGTAAGCTTCAGCGGGCAACCCAGCGAGAATCCCGTCAGTATGTTCGGTTCGGAAACCGGTCGAGATCGGTATGAAAACCGGGTGAGCGAGCTCTGGGGCGTAGCTCATGAGTTTTTGCGCAATTCTCAGCTTAAAGGCGTGATTCCAGATTTAGCGCGCGAGTTGTGTGGCCGGCATTTTTCAACAGTTAAGCATGCTAACGGGTTGCGAATTCAGGTCGAGCCTAAAGAGGACATGAAACAACGCGCCCAAAAGAGCCCTGATATAGCTGATTCGGCTATGATTGTGATTGATCTTTGCCGGACTCGGTTAGGCGCCATTCCGGGTGGCGAAAAGGGCATACGTAAAATTGAAGCCGGCGCAATTGATGGGCAGCCACCTCCTCAGAATTTCATTCATCAGAAGATTCAACGTTTTGCCCGGATTCATGCGCCTCGGCTTCGTTATGGACAAGATCTTGCTTCCGGACGGTTTCGCTGATATTAACTGAATTCTCCCTAGAAATGTTGATTGTTTTTCCTTTTTGCCAAGCTGATTTCAAATTGGCGCATTCACTCGCCAAATACATGCAATATCTCGGGCCCTATAAACAACATGAATTGATGTTGGTTGCTCAGCCGGAGTTAAGCCAAGATGCAGAAGAACTGGAAAAAATAATTGGTGACCAGTTTGCTCGGATTTTAAGGTTTACACCAAAAGTCGGAGTCCAGAAATGGCCGGTCGGTTCAAATCGGATGTTTCATTCAGTGGCATATCATATTCAGCAAAATGTCGATGCGCCTTTTTGGTTTTTATTAGAGCCGGATAATATTCCGCTTAAACCGGGTTGGGCTAATACTTTAGCCGAGGAGTATAAACGGACTAATCGCCCATTCATGGGAGTGGTACATGCGACTTGGTGGAGACGTGCGGATGGTACTTTTTATCAGGATGGAATTCATTTAAACGGTTCAGCTATTTATCCCAAAGATACACCACGTTATAGTCGGCTTTTTCATACTATTCCGGACACTAGTTATCCTTGGGATGTTTATTGGCAGTGGGAAATGATTAAGTACGCTGCTGGAACTAACTTGATGCAGTTAGAATGGCGGTCATTTAATTTCCGGCGGGATAAAAAGACAGGTGAAATTATAGGCGATAGAGCGCCTAATGTTTTTCCGGATCATATTGGGATCCCACGGGTGCGTCCGGATGCAGTCATTCTTCATGGCTGTAAAGATGGTTCCTTGATGCAGATCATGCGTGGCTTTTTTACCTCGCGAAAAGAAGAACCTGAAGAACTAATCTCAACTTGAATCAGCTTACTGAGGACCAACTCGCCAATATCGATTACCGGGGTGATGTTCCCAAGGGATCGCGGTTAACTGATGTGTTCGCTGCTTGGGCGCTTTGGACTGCGGCTTGGCAAGCTGATCGGGAGAACGCCTACAATCGGGCCCGGGTCCAAGAAATGATTGACGGCTTTCCACCCTACGACCAGTCGGAGTTGGATAACTTGGGTCAAAGTCAGCGCACCAATCTTAATTTGCTCGAAGGTGCCGCTATAATCGAGGCCGCGCTCCAACCCTATAATGATCTCACTTCCTCGGTTGATTATGTCGCTCAAGTTGAAACGGCGAAGGGAGATTCCCAAACTCGCAGTGAATGGAATCAGATTATTAGCGAGGAGTTCGACCGGACTTTGCGTAATTGGCATCGCTTCGAGTTTAATAACCAGGCTTTGTCCCGCGAATTCGTTGTCCACGGGCTGGGAGTTGTTTATTTCGAGGACGACTTCGACTGGCGTTGGAAGGTGTGTGGCCTCTCCGATTTTATTCTCCCGCGCAATACGCCAGCGAACGAGGAGGATATCGATTACGCTATCGCCCGGCGCCGGTATACGACCACGCAACTCTATCAGTTCATCAAGGATGAAGAGTTCGCCAAGCAAAATGGTTGGAATATAGAGGAAACTAAAAAGGCGATATATTGGGCTACTTCGTCGCGCAATTCCGCGCCGACCAGCTGGGAATGGGAAGAGCTGGAACGTGAGCTTAAGCAGAATGACGTTTATTTCGGCCGGGTTAGGGCTAAGGAGATCTGGGTTCTCCATTTCTGGGTCCGGGAATTCGATGGGACAATCAGTCATTTTCTTACTCTAGAGAACGGGTTAAATCAGGATTTTTTATACCGTAATATCGGTCGCTTTAAGTCGATCCGTAATTGTGTGCATATTTTTACTTATGGGATCGGCAACGGTTATTATCATTCAGTACGCGGTCTTGGATACAAAATTTTCCCGCAGATCCAAGTTAGTAACCAGCTTCGTTGCGCCGTCATTGACGCAACATTTTTTAGTGCCGGCGCTGTCATTCAACCGGAAGATTCAGTGGCCGTTGATGAACTATCGTTCAGTTACATGGGGCCGTTTACGTTGGTGCCACCGAATATCAAGTTTGTCGATTATAAGCGCGAAAATATCTCCCAGAACATACTGCCCATCGTGCAGGATCTTTCAGCACAGATCCAGAATAACACCGGAACTTATCAGGCCCGTTTTCCTGAACAGCAAGGAGTACAGGGCCGAGAACGTAAGACCAAGCTTGAGATCCAAGCTCAACTTTCGAAAGAATCGACGCTTTCAACTAGCGCGATGAATCTGTTTTATATTCCGTGGGATCGGGTACTGGCAGAAGCATTTCGTCGGCTAACTAATCCGGCTTTAAGCCAGCTGGATCCAGGCGGCCCAGAAGCGTTTGAGTTTCGACAACGTTGTTTAAAACGTAAAGTGCCGGAAGACGCTTTGAAACATATAAAGCGGGTGCGCGCGGTGCGCGCGGTTGGTTATGGCAGCGCATCAGCCCGGTTATTGGCACTTGATCAAGTTGGACAATTGGCGCCGCAATTTGATGAGATCGGCCGGCGTAATGCGATTCGTGACCGAGTGGCAGCCTATGTCGGTTATGCCCAAGCTGATCGGTACGTACCCTCGATTATGTCCGGTTTCGCTGGACGTCAGCCAATTGATAAAAAATTTGCTGAACTTGAAAATGCGCTTCTGATGCAGGGACAGCCGGTTCCAGTTAATCCGGATGATATTCCTGTAACGCATATCGTAGTTCATTTAATGGCGATTCACGCTGTTATCGCTGGAATTAAACAAGGTCAAATTCCGGCGATGCGCGGGAGTCCCATGCTACATAGTTTGCTTAATCATATTGTCGCACATGTACAGCAGTTAACTCGTGATCCAACTCGATTTCAGCAAGTACGATTTATCAATCGAGGATTGAACTTGGTTGAAGGATTTTTAACCCAGTTGGATCATAACATTGCTGAAGCGCAAGCAGCGATTGCTCGGCAAGGTGAACAAGCTGCCGCAGCGCAGCAACTTCTGGCCCAACGTGCTCAAATGGGAGAACTGCCTGGTGGACAGACAGCCGGTGGTCCGGTTACCGGCGCTGGTGGCGGTCGTAATGGCAGTATTGCGCGAACAGCTGGCACCGCGCCGGCTTTACCAGGGCCAGCCGGTGTGGCGGCAGCCGGGCAAACAACTGCGGCGCGTTATGCCCAACATCAAGCAGCCGCACAAGGACAACCTCCATTGGATCCAAAATTAATTGCTGATATTCAAGCGCATCAAATCAAGATGCAGATCATGAAAGATGAGGCTGATCTTAAAAATCAGATTTCAGCTGATCAAGGCCGACAGAAGATCGCTTTTGAAGATGCGCGTATGGCGCGTCGAATCGCGCGTGAAGCGCAATTAATGGGCATGCAGGCATCTAGAGGTGGTATGAGTGGACCAGAAGAAGCTGAAACCGGTGAAATTAATCCACCTGAATGACGCACGAGGAGTGGTATGCGCGACAGCTTGATGCGGAATGGAGGCAACTGGCCTCAACTCCGATTTTTCAGCAGGCTTGTGAAGTGGTTATTGAAGAAGCCAGCGCAGTTCGAACCGCGTCGAGTTCAGTTGAAGTTAATGCACTGCAAAATTCTTTTAGAGAAGGGATTTTTAGCGCCATACGCACCTTGCGTTACTTGGCTAGACCAAAGGCACCTCCTAGAGAACAACTTCGTAAACCGTGGGAACGGGTGGTTGAAGAAGAACAATTGCCTCCTGGACCACAAAAACAATGATGTAAATTATGAGTGAAACTCCTCCAGCGGCACCACCGGCTGATCCCGGTCATGCGCCGCCTCCTCGATTTGAGGATTTCATGTCCGATTCAATTGGGCAAGCGCTTAAAGAGAATCCTAAGATGCCGGCAGTTGAGCGGGATCCCAATCAAACTGAACCCGAACCTAAACCGCAACAACCTGCGGTTGCAGAATCGAAACCGGAGGAATCAAAACCAGAACCTAAAACGCCGGCGGGGCCGGAAATTCCTGATTTCTCTAAACTCGCTTTCGGTCAAGGAATTGCCGAGAAGGTAGCTGAGCTTGAAGGAAAGAAAGAAGTTACCGCTGCTCCGGTGACGTCAACGGTTGAAGGTAAAGAAAAAGTATCAGAAATACCTTCACCAGAACACTTTCCAGAGAAATTACCGGGCAAAGTTACTCCGCAAGTTGAGCAAGCATTCGGCAGCATGCGAAAGGCCAATAAGGCGCTTTTTGAACAGAATGCTGATCTGACTACTAAGCTTAAAGAAGCGCAAGAACGGTTGAAAGAGTTCGATGGTAAAGCGCCGATGGATAAGGGTGAATTCGATCGGCTTACCGGCGAACGAGATAATCTTTCAAAGGAGCTCCGGCTGGTTAAACTGGAAGCTACTCCGGAATATAAAGCCGCTGTTACAAGGCCATTAGAGCAGATTGGCTCAGAGCTTAAACGCTTATCGACTAAGTACAGTTTGAATGAGCATCAAGTGCAGCGAGCGATCACTGAACCGGATCCGGATAAACAAAGCGAATTCTTAGCGCAAGTCACTGAGACATTTAATGATCGAGATAAAATTACACTTTTTAAGGTTGCCGATGCCGCAGCTGAAATTAGTCGCAAGCGAGATGTATTACAGAAAGATGTTAAACAGGCATTAGATTACATTGAGGCTAAGCGAACAGCTGATACGGAAGCAAAAACGGCTGCAACTAAATCTGTCTGGACGAATTCGCTTACTAAAGCTTGGGATACAATTGGTGAATCACTTTACTTGGCGCGGCCGATGCAAGGTAATGACGCTTGGAATCAATCACTCGATCAAGCTAAGCAGCTGGTAGCTAATACGAATTTTCAAACGTTAGAGCCGACTGATCAGGCTAAAATAATGGTGCAAGCTGCGATTTTGCCACGTGCGCTTATAGCGATCACCCAGCTTTGGAATATGTATTCGGAGGCGGCAAAAACATTGAAACGTTATCAGGAAGTGACTCCAGGAGCCGGTGGTGGTAATTCGGCGGCTGGAGGGCCGGCGCCGGTTCCACCAATTTCTGAAGAAGTATCCTTTCTTGATGCTGTCGAATCGAGAATCAAAGGGCGTTAATTGGGTTGACGTTGTTCACGTTGAAAGCTTAAAGGGAAATTCAATTGATCGCCGCTACGATGATGCTCGATTAATGCACGAGCAGATGCGCGTAAAAAATCAGCGCTGTTTTCAAAACCATAAGCGGTAAGTGCAGCTAAAAATAAATCACGCTCTTTATCGCTTAGACGAAGAGTAGAAACGGCACGCATTTGTTTCAATTTCGTAGTTGAAATTGCGAGACGCAAGGCAGAGTCTGCTACGAAAACGTTTCTCAAACTCAAACTCCACATCTTATATGGCAGCTATCCCAGTCACCATCATCGGCATGATGAGCTACAGCGGCCTTGAGGTCGGCGGCGGGCCGATATACCCGAGTCAACCTCCTGGTTACCCTGCTCATCCGATTTTTTTGCCCGGTACTCCGGAACATCCTTGGGTACCACCGGGTGTTCCTCCCGGTTATCCGGCTCACCCGATTTTTTTACCAGGAACCCCGTCCCATCCTTGGGTGCCACCTCCCGTGTACCCGGCCCACCCTTGGGTACCACCGCCGGTTGCTCCGGCTCATCCGATCTTTATTCCTTTGCCGCCTGACAGCGATCTTAAGCCGGAGCATCCTATCGTACTGCCTCCGAATCCTGCTTATCCGGCTCATCCGATTGTCATTGTCCCGCCGCCGCCGGAAGGCGGAGTAAAACCGCCGCCGCCTGAAGGTGGTTGGGGTTTTCATCCCGATTATGGATGGGGATATTTTCCTCCAAGTTCTGACAAACCGCAGCCCGGTCCTGTACCGCCGCGATAATTAATCTTAACGATCATGATGGCCTCGATTATTCGAGGCCATTGTGTTTAGAATCAAAAAATGAAGCTATCGATATTACTCGCGTTGTTATTGCTTTCGTTTCAAGCGAGAGCCAGCGTGCTGCTGGACTGGGCGACCGCCCCGCAAGGACCGATTACCACGATTGTTGGGGGACCAAATGGTACATTCTCGACTGCATCGGATTTCAAGAATGTCGATCTGGTTGCCAGAGGGACAAACTTTGGTTCGCTTGATGGCTTGAGTGATCCACGAGTTGGTAAGGCACCTTACCCGGTACCGGTGCTCTCAAGCATCGCAGACTTTGTGCCGGCTAAAAGCGGACAAGCGACGGTGACCTTTACGCTCGATTTCTTTGGGTTTAAGCAAGGCGTCAAGGACGTGTCATTTACCTTGTTCAATGTGGACAACGACAATGGGGTTGGGAGAGGCGGTGTGCCTAAGCATTTGGATGATGTGATCACGTTCCGCACCGCCGGATTAGCACTGACTGGACACGCCGACAACGTGGTTAGCGGCAACACGGTGACCGGAATTGCCCAGACCGGTCCATCAACCTGGGGTGGTCCGCAAGCCGAGGTCAATGTCAAATCGGCCGGCAACCTCCCGTTGCACCAGATCGTGTTCAAGTGGACGGAAACGGTTTTTGGTCCGACTCAAGATTTTCAGGACGAGTTAGCCATCGGAAATGTAATTTTTACCCCAGTGCCGGAAGTCGGTCAGTTGGTGATCGGATTTATAGCGGCTTTGCTTGGTGGTATATGGCTTTGGCTTCAGAATCGTAAAAAGATAGCTTAATTCAGAAGCGGGGTAGTTTACCTTCGCCCTAAAACAGTCGGGTGATTTCGTATTCTCCTTGATCGGCGCGTGCGATACCTGACAGAAGCAAGATTGGCACGCTTGCCCCCGCACCATTGTTCCACGTGGAACAATTGTTACTTCTTGCATTTTTGTAGAAATTCTCGCATTCTATATGCACGGCGATCCCCCTGCCGGTCCAAACTGGGTGCCTACATCATAACCTGAGTGTACGGCTCGCGTATTCCTCCACGGGCAGAGTTCTTGATCGGGCTCTCTTAAATCCGATCGCATCTGTCTACTTTTCACTTTGGAGGTCTACCCTTGCCATACACAATTCAAGAGCAGTTAATCTTAGAATCTGGGCGTATCGGACCTGATATCTATCGCCGGACGCTTAACATGTCTCCTTGGCTGAAACTCGTTAAACAAGAAGAGTTTCCCGAGGAAATGGGTCAAATCATCTCGGTGCTGACTTATGAACGGTCAGTTCCTGCTTACCCGCTTGGCTGGCAAAATGTCGGTGTTTCAAGCGGTACTACTGGTGGAACCTGTTTACCGCCTACGACTGAAGTTGACTGGGCGCAAACGCTTCTGCAATACCAGCTGCAACACATGGCGCTTCAAAGTCCGGCGCTTTGCGTAAACGATCTGCGTGTTGCTTTTAAGCGTAAAGAGCAGCTGACCAACATGATGTATGTGCTGACTGAAAACAGCGCGTATGCATGGATCAATCGATACCGGGATGAGTATGAGCGGATTGCCGGGCACCAGATCATTTGTGCAGCCGGTTTTCCGGATGGCACTGGTGGAGGATTCCCGTTAACAGTTCCCACGGCGACACTTACGCAAGGTATCTTGCGTAAGTTTTATATGAAGTTGAACCGTGACGGCGGTTCGTTAAACCCGCTTGATCGTGAAAACGGCCGACCGGTTTACGGGCTTATTACTGATGCGGAAACCAGTGAGAATATTATTAAACAAAATGTGGATATTCGGCAGGATTTCCGGTTCAGCAGCCGAGTAAACGAGCTGTTATCTCCGTTAGGAGTTGAACGCTCCTATGGCGGCTTTTTCCATATTGTTGATGATTTACCGGCACGCTGGAATTTTACCGGCGGCGCTTGGGTACGCGTGTATCCATATGTCAGTACCCCGGCAACTCAAGGTAATAAGGCGCAGATTGATCCAAACTATGAGCAAGCGATGTATACGGATTCGATCATCTTTCACAATGACGTCATGATTAGCTTGGTTCCGGCGCCCATCACATCACCTGGTGGAAATACTAGGTTTGATCCGGTCAGTTACCGAGGCGAATTCAAGTGGCTCAATATCCCGCACCAGACCGATAACCCGGATGGTACGATCGGCTTTTTCCGTGGCATTTTTATGCAGGGAACAAAACCGGTGATTCCGCAATTTGCTTATGTATTTAGGCATCTGCGATGTGATACACCACAAGATATGTCGGCTTGTCCAACAAGTTAAACCCCTAGAAATAACTGGATGCCGGGAGATCCCAAGAGAGAATGATCTCCCGGTTTCCCTTAAAAATTTATGCCAGTCGAATTCGATTTACCGGAGGGATTTCAAGTTCCGGATAACACCGAGCCGGGTGAATCATTTGATGCTGTCGCAACTCTTTCGGTGGGGGAAGATGGCAAAGCGCAACTCTTGGCGCTGGATGGTTTGCCAGTTGAAGGCGGTGAAGAGGAGGCTGCTGAACGACGAGCAGGTCCAACACCGGCGCCGGGAGGTGCGCGCGCAACCGCTGGTGCCGAACAAGGAGGAGGCGAACCCCGGACATTTCTTCAAGCTGTAGGTGCCGTTTAAATGGATGCCAACCTCCGAACAGCAATTCAAATCCAATGGAGCGATTGCGCTACTGGCGAAACTAGCTCAGTCCGGGCATGCTTGGGTTCAATTTGGGATTCTAGTGCTGGTGGGGCTATCGGGCCTCGGCAACTGGGTAGCGACTTGGAACAGCGCCAATCGCAACAAAGAAGAAATCGAAGTCAATCGCAGAGTGGCGTGGGAGGGTGAGCAAAGAATTCGAGATGATGTCCGGCGGCAAGTAGAAGAGATGCACCGATGGATGACGGATGCGACTAAAGAATTTCATCAGGGTAACCAAGACAGCGCAGCTAATAGGAAAATGTTGGAAGAACTAATCAAGAAAGATAAACAATGAACGGTGAAATGCCGGGCGGCGGTGGTGATGGCACAATCGATTTAGGTCAAGGTGGCGATGGTGGTGGTGGAATGCCGATGCCGATGGGCGGCGGTGACGGTGGACCTTCTTATCCGAGTTTAAGTATGTCCAGTGATAACCCGGATATGGGTAATGCGCCGGAAGAAGGTAAAGCCGTTATTCATTTCCATAAGCATTCGCATACCCGGGAACGACATTCGCATAAGCCTGGGCAACATCATCATCATGTTCATCTTAAAGTGCATTCGATCAAGTTCCATGGCGGCCGTAAAAAAGTTAGTGCTAAACAAATTGCCGGCGCTTTGGGCGAACCAGGTGGAGACATGTCTGAAGAAGAGCCCGAATAATGGCCTTGTTAAGTTTAGGCTGCGAATGTACACCCGATTGTCCCCCGATTAGCGGTACTCCAGGGCCGCCGGGACCAACCGGTCCGGCTGGAGCGGTCGGGCCAACCGGTATTGACGGCCAGAATGCTTTTGGAATTACAACAGCTCCGTTTGTTGTTCCGGCGGTTGGTTCAAATGTTAATGTAGAAGTTGATCCGGCTGAGTGGGCTACCCCTAATCAGGTGGTTTATATCCTTGGGACCGGTTATTATCAGGTTGCATTTGTCAGCACGTTATCGGTGATGGTGCTGACTAATTTGGGATACCCCAATAATCTCGCGCCCGGCACTCAAGTTGGCACCGGGCAACAAGTCGCCCCGTCTGGGTTACAAGGACCGCAAGGACCGCCTTGGGTTTTAACTTCGCCTTTACAGATCAGTTTAGGTGGAACTGCCGGAAATACGGCACAAATCGGTTTCGATAATCTTTCGCCGTTAACCGGCCCCGGGCAGGTAATCGGGCACGATAGTGCTCATAATGTAGCGGTGACATCGGGTGGAAACGGACAAGTTTTATTGACCGATTCAACTACTCCGAGCGGGTTGCGATTTGCGCCGCCAACCGATATTCAACTTACCTTTGATGAAATTGCGCCAACTACGACTAAAGGCGATTTGATTGCGTATAACGGCACGACTAATGTTCGGGTGCCGGTTCCGAGCAAGACCGGATTAGTTCTAACCGTTGATCCCCTAGCCGCCCCTGGAGTCAGCTGGCAGATAGCTCCCACATTTTCTTTTAATCGCAAAACATATGCCGCTCCGGTGGTATTACTGACTGGCGTTGAATCAATGGTCAGTATCGAACCGCAGACGCCTACTGCCGCAACTCATGTTGTGCTGGCTCCAGCTACTAATTGGCAGACTAGCATGGTGGTTATTAAAGATGAAACCGGCACAGCCGATCAATTCCCGATCACAATTACAACCAGTGACGGCACGTTGATTCAGGGGCAATCAAGTTACCTGATCGATATTCCTTACGGCAAAGTTTTCATTTATTCAGCCGGCAATGGCTTTTTCTGTTTATGAGCACTAATCCAGCTTGGACGCCACTTGGTAAAAAAGTCGATTTAGGTCGTGAAGTACAAGGTACGCTGGCGGCTGGTTCCGGTGTAGTGCTTAACGGATATAATTTGGGCACATCATCGGATGGTTTGGTTGTTTTACAAGGGTTGGATACAACATCTCAGTTAGCTTTTTATCGGTTGCAAGCTGGTCAGGGAGTTACAATTTCTCAATCGAGCGATGGTAACGCGCTGGTTATTACCTCTTCACTTTTAGCCAGTGGCACGCCGGGAGTAATGTTGCAAAGCGTTTATGATCCTAGCGCCAGTGGGATTGTTGCTAAAGCTGCCAGTGTACCTTGGACTGGAATTAGTGGGTTGCCGCTGACTTTTCCACCTACCGTTCCTATACCAGAAAGTTCTGTTACCAACTTGGTAAGCGATCTGGCTAGTAAAACGCCGACTACCCGAATGATTAATACTGGATCCAGTGTTCAGGGAGGTGGCGCACTTTCGGCTGATCTGACAATTTCTTTAGTTGGCGATGTGGCAGCTCCCGGTCCCGATATGCGTTACGGGACTGATGTAAACGGTATACACGGCTGGTTTGCTGCCAGTGTCGGTGCCGGCGACATGACTCAAGCAGTCTATGACCCGGATAAAGACGGGATTGTGGAAGAAGCCGATACGGTTGCTGCTGGTGGAGTAAACACAGCAGCAATAATCGATGCAAATGTAACCGCTGGTAAATTGGCAGCGGGTGCTGCGTTGACCAATTTAGGATATACGCCGGTCAATAAGGTCGGTGATACCATGAGTGGTCAATTAGCGATTTCAATGGTTGGCGCGAACCTAGGCCCAGCCATGTATCAGAACGCGCATTTATTGGTTGAAACTACATCCGGTTATCCAACAATCGGTTTTGGTACCAGCGGCGGCGGAGCGGCAATTTCATATCTTTCCGGACATCAAGATCTGAATTTATATTATGCTGATGGTACAGCGGCAGCTTTACTTTCTTCAATTTCCAACATTAATGGCGCGCAATTAATAGATGGTACAGTCACATCTTCAGAGTTATCAGCCGGAGCAGCGCAAGCCAATCTAGGGTATCGACCGGTCAACTGGAATGGCGACCAGATGACCAATACCAATGTGTTCGCCTGGCAACGGGAATGGGGTTTAGGCGCAGCGTCTTGGGAAGGATCGCCCATCCGGCTTCAATGCGCTACCAGCGGAGCTCGACCGCAAATTGCTTTCTGGCATTTGGGACTTGGCTATGCAGCAGCGCTTTATCTGGAAACAGATCAAAGCATGCGCACCATTGATGCCGGCGGAACAGTCCGGGTATTATTGGATCACTTAAATAGTCCACACGCTTACGGGTTAAATTATGCGCCGGTTAATCGCGCTGGAGATCAAATGACCGGCGGTCTGTACGCGGTCGGAGCTCAGAATTTTGTAAGCGCTTATCAGGACGCAAACAATTACGCCACGTTACAGTCTGCCCATGGTCTTTATGTCCGTGGTCCTTATTATACCGGTTGGGGGACTGGACAGGTTGTTATCTCGTCTACATCAAATGCTTCCGGTTTCACTTTTAACACAAGTAACGGATATAGCTTTACACTTTTTGGTTATCAAGATGGGCACGTTTACTTGGCGCGTAATAACGACAAACATCAAGTCCAGCTTTTATAAATGGCTGAAGTCACTCAAGGTGAACTGCAAGATCAAATCGTTTCCTTTCAAGGTGGAACCGATACTGGGCACCAGCCGCGCTTGCTTCAACCGGATCGTTGTGTCCGGTCGGTAAATTGCACTTATCGCGGTGGTTTCTTGTCCAATCGCCCTGGATTTAAAAAATGGATTTTACGTTACGCTAACCCGGCTGATAAAAATTTGTTTGAACAAGGCGTTTTCCAAGGAGCGATTTATTATCCGGACCTGATTTATTATAAGCCCTCCATCTGTGTTGTTTCCGGGGGCAATTTATATCAACTCCAGCTGGAAAGCGGTTACGCTAATGTTAATGCTATCAGCTACAATTATCTGAACCCTTATGTCCGACGTTGTTACTTAGCCATTGCCGACAAATATCTGGTGGTTCAAGATGGACAGAATTCACCATTAACTTGGGATGGAGCGTTACTATCAGTTTCTTCGACGGTACCAGTTGGAACTTTGATGGCTTACGGCCAAGGCCGGTTATTTGTTAAAGTCGGCACGCGCGCTATTCGGGCTGGCGATTTGCTTGGTTCAATTTCTACCGCGCCATTATCGTTTACTGAAACCAATTATCTGGATGAAGGCGGCGATTTCGGACCACCATCATTTATTGGCGATATCAGTGGAATGATGTTTATCCCGGTGCAAGATACTGCGACCGGGCAAGGATCATTAATTATTTTCGGCAATGATGGCGCCATTACAGCTAAGGTCGAAGGTCCGCGTGAAACGACTTATGCTTCAACCGGGCAAATAATTACTATTGGTTGGAAAGAGTTAACTGGTCCGAACGGTGGATTTATTACGGTTACCTTGGTTAATAACGGAGCACTCGGTGATCTTTCAACTTGCGTAGTTAATGGCGACGTTTGGTATCGAGCGTTTAACGGTTGGTGTTCTTATCGTAATGCCAGGGCGCAAAGCATGCAGCCGACCGGTAATGGCGGCACTTGGGCACAAACTTCGTTTTCTAGCGAGGTGCAACATCGGATTAATGATGAGTCTGAACCTTTACTGGCTTACGGTTCAGCGATCAATTTTGATAACCGATTAATTGCGACCTGTATTCCGACTAAAGGGACGAACGGAGTTTATCATCTGGGAATGGTCGTACTGGATTTTCATCCTGTATCTAGCGTGGCAATTACGCCCAGTGCTTATTTGCAATTGTACATGAACCCTTATCCAGTCTGGAATGATATCTGGACTGGGATTTTACCTTACCAGCTTTTAACCGGATCGATTAATTCACAGAATAAAGCGTTTGCTTTGGTTAATGAAAATGATCGCATTCAACTTTATGAAATTACCAAAGATGATCCGTTTGATAATTTCGGTGTAACCGATCAACCGGTTCAATCATCAGTCGAAACACGCGCATTTATTTTTCAGAATGATCGCGAAGAAAAACGGTTATACGGAGGCGATATCTGGTTCAATAATTTGCGAGGCGATGTACAGGTAACAGCTTCTTATCGACCGGATGAGTATCCAAACTGGTACCCGTGGCATAGCGGCGTAATTCGAACCAAGTATAAGAGCGGGACCGGAGATCAAGTTTTTCCATTGCAATATTATCAGCCGGCTTTTGAGCCTCGGTTTCAACTTCCCACCCCGCCTAATAGCGATGATGAATCAACCGGGCGTAAAACGTGGCGCGGTTACTCGTTTCAAGCTCGATTGGATATAACCGGGAGCTGGTCGATCAGCCGGTTCCGGTTACATGCGCAGAAACTGATCGAGAAATCCAAGTTTATTGATCGGCAAGTATGAACGGTGGCGATTTAAGTTATAAGATTGGTTCTTTCGAACAGTTTGTGCCGCAGTTTCTGCCAGATACCGTCGTGATCCGCCCTTTTGGCGAGTACGGTATGGCTTTAGGCGGTTACTGGACCAAGCTGGGTGGAAGTTATTCGGTTAACGCTAACAGTTATTTAGCTGACCCGAATAGTTCGCCCATGGCTGACTTGATTTATCTGGTCCAGAACGATCTCAAATTGTTACCAGCGGTCAAACGAGTTTTAATCGCCATTTATTGGTATACCTCTAACGATGTTGCCAGCTGGAAAACTTTGGTAGGACCAGCGATCGGCCCGGAAGTACAAAGCTGGAATTGGGCAGCCGGCGATGTTCCTCCTATATGGCAAGTCGGTTCTTGGAGCCGGGCTAATGCTTATTGGCTTAAAAACAATCATCAAGTCTGGCCTACCCCGGAAGATACAACATTGGTTGCCGGGATTAAATATCTGCAAGGTCAAGGATATCAAGTGGGCATCTTGCCGATTAACGCGTTGATCGCGAACAATTATTATTACGCTAACGGCGGTGAATGGGAGATTGATCGTTCTAATCGGGTATGGAACAATAATACTGAGTTAGCTACTTACTTAACTAACTATCAGTCGTTTATTCAGCATTACATCGATCTTTGCGCCAATAATAATATTAATCCTTGGTTGTTTTCAATCGGCAGCGGGCTGCGCGATTTAATGACGGTACCGGATCGAACTCAATTTATAAAAGTAATTAACCTGTTCCAACAGTTGCTGCTCTACGCTAAAGCAAAATTACCGAATGCCGCGACCATTTATTTCGCGGACTTAGATGAATATTATATTCCTTATTCAAATGCGCCAGCGCCTGGACTTTATCCTGGTTACTTGGATTCACTTTGGGTAACGCCGGAACTCGATTATGTTGGAGTTAACTGGTTTGCGCCGTTATCAGCTGATGATTCGACCGATATAACACTTTTACAAAAGAATGTTTTACGCGGCGAAGGTTACGATTATTCACTGGCTAATTTTAATTGGCGCGGCAGTCCTTATACCGATCGTCTGATTTCGCTGACAACTAACAATTTTAAAACCGGATTAAAACAAGTAACTATTAATCCGCAGATACAAGGAGTAAAAGCTATTGCTCAGTGGTTAACATTTAACCATTATTCTCCGCGTGTCCTAGGTACGTTAGCTGGGTGCAGTCCACCCTCTGAGATTACTCCTATATTAATCATTAATCCGTTAATGTGTTCCAATCTAGCCGGTAACGCAGCGGTTTTAACTGATGATGCTCCAATATCGCCGGATACTGGAGGAATTGCGCCAGCTCCGGATTTATATGCGACCTATCTGCAAATCGATCCGAATACATATGGGCATTTTACTTTACCGGCTACCATCCCGGATAATACAATTCTGAATTTCGAGTTTAATTTTGCGTTAAATACTTTAACCAGTTCTAATACTTCCAATTATCGGTTATTTTCTAGCTCATTCGGGCTGATGATAGACGCAGTTTCCGGTACAATTACTTTGCAGTTAACCCAAAGTAACGGATCAATTTTATCAACAGGACTTTTCACCCTTTGGAAAGGCGACATTGCCTTGGTTTATACCGATACTCGGGTAACCGTTACTGTAGGTGGAACTTTTGATCGAGACATATTGCCGGCTTCCGGATTAACTTTTGTTTTGCCGAAGCCAAGTGAGACTTGTTGGATAGGCAATCCGCCTCCGCCGAATACTGTATCCGGCTATTCCGCTTGGTCCGGGCGAGTTTATTTCTTAAATTTTACTTTTGGCGCAGATCCAAATTCCGGCGGCAGCTTTTATTTCGAGGACAGTTATAATGGTGTGCGAACTTCTTGGGATCCGATCGCAAGCAAAAAATGGATTGCGTTGACTGGGTACGGATCAGTTCATGGTAGCGCCGCTGATCCGATGACTCGGCCCGAGACGATTCTATGGCAATACGGCGCCAGTGTTCCAGCTAGTTACCCGGATGGAGCGGCACTTAACGCCGCAGTATTCTGGAACAATTATCGTATCTGGAATATTCAAGGGCCTTACGGATCCAATTTTGATTTAGACGAAATATACCAGGCAACCGTACTGTATTGTGCCGCTCTCGGATTAGAATCAGCTGATCCACAGAACATTTGCGCTTGGTTTTTTGATACTCGTTCTCCTGCCGGTCGTTTGTTAACGATGCCTTCAACCGGCTGGCAATGTTATAATGATGCTTTTGACGGGGAATTGGATTGTTCGTTAAACGGTAAAGCGGCGGTTCGTTACAGTGGAATTAATTTGATCGACGCGCCTACTGAAACCGTCGATGAAATGCTGGGGCTTTCTATTATGCCCGGGCCGATGCCACCGCAACGCGCCATTTTAGTTGAACCGGGAGTACCGCAACAATGATTCCAATTCCGATTAATGTTACGGTCGGATCGGTTCCAAACGATTATGAACCGCCTAATGATGTGCAAGGGGTTCTGGAGGCGGTTCCACAGTTTACAACCTATACAGTACAAGCCGATGGTCCAGCCGTTGTCGTAAGCAAGACTGGAACTGAAACCGAACCGGGAACTGGCGCGCAAGTCGGCGCGGATCTAAATTCAATCTGGATTTGGGCATTGGGGCCTGGCTGGTTAGAAGCACCTCGGGTAATGACCGGGTATAAAAATACCTGGTGGCAAGTTAACACCGGTAAACCGGGTGAAATTCGACAGTTTTGCGGAGCGCCTTCCGGTTATTTTGATTCCAGCGGGTACGGAATTGAATGGGGCGGTTGGGAAGGTTGGGCCTTGTGCAATGGCAATAACGGCACAGTTAATTTATCTTTCCGGTTTGTTGTACCCGGTTACCGATATGCCTCCGGGCAGGGTTGGATTACTAATGTCGGTACTAACGTTGATCAGGGAGGCGGTCAAGGCATTGGTGGAACAGGTTATTTAGGTTCAACTCATGAACCGACCGTGGTTGATTCAGTTTGGGGTGGTTGGAATAAGTTTCAGATTCATTTGTATAACTTAGGCTCCGGCACAGTTGATTATGGCGGGGTCAATATCGATTTAAAAGCGGCGGGCGAGACAGGTTATGTTACCCCGGGGAAAGGGCAATGGCCGCCACGCGGCGGCGCGCATACTATCGGGCCGCCCGGTACCGCTTCTAATATAATCGGGCAATGGACTTATCCAATTCATCAGGCTGGACAAATGACTAATAATTCGATCAGCCGGATACCGCCTTATATCGCTTTGGGTTATGCGCAATTTATAGGATACAGATAATGTCAATTCAGATCAGAGCGCAGCCATTGCAGTTTCCGAAAAGTTCCAGTGCGCCATCAACATTCCAAGCGCTCTTGGAAACCATCGCGCAGTACACGCTCTATCTGATGGACCAAGATTATATTCTCTTGGTTAAAGGACCGAATACACCGCAGGCGGTAGACCAGAATAAAGTCTGGTTAAAAACGGATGGAGTTGGCCGGCCCTTGGGATTGTTCATCATGTATAACGGCAAGTGGCGGCAAGTGGCAACAGGTAATCCGGCGCAAATTACCATGTATGCCGGGGATTGGAACACCTACTTTGATAGCTCAGGGCTTGGTTTAGCCACATTACCATGGGACGGTTGGGCTATTGCTAATGGCAACAATGGCACCATGAACCTGACTAACAAATTCATTGTGCCAGGGTACCGTTGTGACGGCTGGAATTTATGGGTGACAAATGTAGATGGGTACGACGCATATAGCGGCGGTCGAGCTAATTTCCAGATCGCTTTAAATAATCTGCCGTACATGTCGATTACATTTAATGTAATAGACGGGTTTCAAGGTGGCGCTGCTTATTGGGCTCCGGTTGCTTATAGCGATGTTGGGCAAGGAATCTGGACTTATCCGATAACTGGCACTGGTTCTAACAACGCAATCAGCCTGATCCCGCCGTATATCGCTTTAGGGTTCGCTCAGTTTATCGGATACACTACTTAGGAATTTTATGGCTCGAATCACTTTAGCTGAAGCTAGACCGCAATTGTGCCGAGCAGTGGATAACGGGGTGCCGATTAATGATCCGCGTGTCCCGGAACGAATTAACCAGGCAACCGAACGGTTAATGGCTGGTGGCATTTTTGTCGGCATGGTCCAAGAATACGTGGTTTGCACACAAGCTAAATGTTTTACCCTTCCACGTGAAATTGAGTCAGTCATGGAAGTGTTTATTCTGGATCAGAGTTTGGATGTAACATCGGGGTGGTACTCGATTGAAAATCCATCCACTTATGTCGATCCAGAGTTCCTTAACGATATTGTGCTTGTTGATCGCGGCGAATACCCGACCTTGTTCGATATTTGTACCCCAGGTCAATTGATTGTTTTTTCGCAGTATACCGAAAATACCGGCTCTGAAATCCGCATCTTCGGTTTGGATCCAAGTGGAAACGAGATTTATACAATTCAACCGGGGGGCGGTTATGCACCTGGTGAAATGGTTCCATTAAGTATCAGCGGTACGACTACGGTTAATACGTTTTCTAAAATTACCAACATTGAAAAGCCGCAGACGCAAGGACCGGTTCGGGTTTACGAAGTTGACCCTGCAAATGCCGGTAACCATATCATGCTGGCGATTCTTGATCCGACCGAGCGAGTACCCTCCTACCGTCGTTACTACTGTGATGATATCCCGGTGATAACTCTGACAGAGCCGCCAGTCCGAATTCGTATTACCGGGATCCGACGATTTCTGCCAATCCAGAACGATACCGATTTCATGATCTTGTCCAATCTGGGCGCGTTACGGCTGGAAATGATGGCGCTTGATCGCGAAGACGGGAATGATTTCCAATCCAGTGCCGAGTTTCATAAACGCGCACTTGATTTATTACAGGCTGAAGCCAAACAATATCAGCAGGATCCAACCCGGGTCAGTTATCGTAAAGCGCAATGTCTTAATGACGAACAGTCATATGACAAAAATCAGCTGGGTCATGTCCGGGCTCGGTTAGCCTTGGAGAATCCGCAATTCTTGCGAGTCGGGTTACGTAATATAACTAGGGGGATAAATACGGCCCAAGAACGATTAGTCAGTCAAGGGTACTGGAAAAACACTGTCGTTTATCTCTGGCTCAAGATTCTGGGTGACGGTTACATTATTCCGCCGCCCAACGTGGAATCAATTGTTACGTTATCGATTAAAGGCCGGCCGATGATCATGCGTAACCGCTGGTTTGAAAGCCATGAAGATTCAGTTGGCGAAAAAACTGCGCTTGATTTCCCGGTTATTAGCGCAATTGACCGAGGCACCGGACCAACCTTTTTCCCTTTAAAAGATCCGACTAATATAACTGTCGGTTCAACTTCGGCTTTGGATGTGGGTCAATGGGCGTTGATTCAAGGTTACGATCAGAATGGTAACGAAGTTGATAACCAGATTGTTATTAACGGGATAACGTGGGCCGGGGAACAGGTATTCGTTAATACATCGTCGAACACATTGTTCAGTAATGTCACAGCGATCTTAAAACCTTTAACCCAAGGGTCGCTACAACTCTGGGCTTACGGATTAACTCTAGCCAGTATGCCTCCTTGGATGCGAGTAGCAGAATTCCGCCGCTGGTTTATTGCCGGGTTAGGTGATAACCCGTTGCCATTCGATTCGGCAGCATATTGCCAGTGTAAACTCAAAGCGCGCAACGTCTGGGATCCGCAAGATTTTCTGACTGTGACCAATTATCCGGCCTTGAAAGAAATGCTTTTTGCTATCGCTAACGAGGAAGCGCAAAAACTTGATATTGCCCAAGTGCATGAACAACGCGCGTATAAGATTCTTAACGATGAATTGCGCGCCCATCGCGGTAGCGCCACGGCTACGCTTAATATCCAGATGCACGGCTGGATGACTGGCGCCATGCGTAAACAACCAATATGAATACGGTCGGACTTCCATCTTGCCCGAAAGGTAACACTCAGACATTTAAACTGGTTGTTAATCAGAACGGTAACCCGATTGATATAACCGGGTTCATGTTCACTTTTATCGCTAACAAAAATCTAGATGGAAAAATAGCGCCGCCAGTTGTGTTATCTTGGACTCAAAACGTACCGGCGCCAGATGGCACCACTAGCTTTGTTATTTCATCGGCTGTAACCAGCGTACTGGAGCCAGGTGCTTATTATTTCAATCTGGATATGACGGATCTGGTTGGCAACATCACTACCATCATGGCCGGTACTTGGCCGATTACACCGGTGCCCGGGATGGTTGGTGCGACGATTACCGGACAACCTCCTACTCCGGGGGCGCCGCCTATCGCGGCCAACATCATGTACAAAACCGATTATGCAACCGGAGCCGGGGCAATTAACTCGAATGAAGTTGACCGGGCAATGTGGGCAGACACTTCTCCGGCTAACATGAACACCAATGTTTATGACAAAAACAAAGATGGTATTGTTGATGTCGCTGCTTCGGTACCTTGGACCGGGATAACCGGAACACCGACAGTATTTCCTCCGGATGCGACAGCGGAACTGATAGCCCATAAAAGTACTGCTAATGGGTACGCTGCCTTGGATGGGACCGGTAAAGTGCCAGCAACACAATTACAGCCCTATATCACTGATGCGCCGACTGACGGCCAATTGTATGGCCGATCAAATTCTGGTTGGATAGTAAGCAGCTTAGCTAATTATAGCACAGCTGAACAATGGACCGGCAAATATTGGCTTGACGGCAAAAAGATTTATCAAAAAACACTTAACATTGGGGCTCTGCCGAATAATTCTCAGATCACAGTTCTGCACAATATCATAAACATTTCTTACATTGTTCAGCTATCATTCATCGTTTATTCACCGACTGCTGGAATCTGGGCAACCTTGCCTTGGGCTGATCCAGGGGGCGCTAATGATGAGATCGGTTGTTACGCTTCTACTACACAAATCTTAGTTTCGACTGGGATGGATCGAACTTCATACAATCAGAACTACTGCACGTTGCAGTACACTTGTACGGATCGTTAGGCTTATGGATTATACCGGAGCAATCAACGTCGATATTCAACCGGCTGGTCCGATTGATGTAACCGTCGATTTTACGGGTCCGGAAGGGCCGCAAGGGCCGGCTGGCCCACCGGGATTAGTCGGGCCCCCCGGCCCGGTTGGACCAATCGGCCCGATTGGACCATCGGTATTTAGTCGGACTACACTGAATTTTGTTGCGCCGGCAATCGGGGCAACGGTACCGGTTAATGTCGATAGCACAGTCTGGATGGCTGTAGGACAACCGGTTTATATATCCGGGGCTGGTTATTACACGATTGAAGTAATTAATTTTACCAATGTTATAACTGTCATGAATAGCGGCGATCCGTCTAACGTCGCCGCTGGAACAACAGTTTCGGCTGGATCCGCTATTACATTAAGTGGTTCAGTCGGACCAGCTGGACCGGTTGGACCAGCTGGACCGGTTGGACCAGGGTTAGAAATAACCGGTACAGTTGCAACATCGGCTAACTTACCGGCAACCGGATCTCCAGGACAAACCTATATCGCACTGGATACCGGGCACGGTTGGAATTGGAGCGGAAGCGCATGGGTTGATATCGGTCCAATTCGAGGTCCGGCCGGCCCGATTGGTCCAGTGGGGGCGACTGGACCAACTGGCGCACAAGGAAATGTCGGGCCAGCGGGTCCGATTGGACCAGGTGGACCAATTGGATCAACTGGAGTGCAAGGTCCGGTTGGCCCACAAGGAAATGTTGGCGCGACTGGGCCGCAAGGAGCCGTTGGACCAACTGGTCCTATCGGTAACACCGGAACAACAGGACCAGTCGGACCGATGGGGCCACCCAGTGGTACAGCGGCTTATTCCAAATTAGCAGCGACATTCACTATGCCGGCTGTAGCCGCATCAGCTCCAGCTAGTTTGGTCCCCGGGGGCGGCGCCATGTTCAGTGTCGGCCTGATCGTATTTGTTTCGCCGGTTGGTTATTTGAGTATTACGGCAATCGCTACTGACACGCTCACCTTACAAAATCTAGGGTATACGGTTAACCAAGCGGCCGGTTCCACTGCGCTCAGTGGTAACACTGTAACTGGCACAGGTCCGCAAGGACCGCAAGGTATAACCGGCGCAGCCGGCGCACAAGGTATTCAAGGACCGCAAGGTGTAGCCGGTTCCCCTGGTGCCATTGGTTCAGCTGCGACGGTTGCTATTGGAACCACTACAACCGGAACAGCTGGTTCACAGGCTAATGTGACTAATACCGGCACTGGAAGCGCTGCGGTATTTAATTTTACAATTCCAACCGGGACACAAGGTCCAGCTGGTACCGCCGGGGCAACCGGGCCAGCCGGTGCGGCGGGATCACCCGGGATACAAGGTCCAGTTGGACCAACCGGTGGAACCGGATCACCCGGTAATGACGCGTTTACGACTGTTAACACCGGTTTTACTGTGCCGCCAGTCGGTCAAACCGTGACGATTTATGTCGCCGATTCGACTTTTGCCACTATCGGCGAACTGGTTTATGTCGCTGGTGCCGGCACCGGCGGAACTCAAGCTGGCGCGTTACAGGTTACAGCCAAAGCCCCCGGGCAATTGACATTATTAAATCCGGTGCCGCCTCCGGCTATTCCGCCAGCGGATAATACTCAACCTGGGTTACTGAACAAATTATCGGGAAACAGCACCGATTATGTCGGAGGCGATAACAATTGTCATACGCTTAACGCGGTCCCAACAGGAACAGTTCACGATTTTGCCGGGCCATTAACGGCGGTTCCAGTCGGGTATTTAGGATGTGATGGCACGATCTACAACATTTCCCAGTATCCGACTTTAGGTGCGCTTTTAGGTGCGACTTTTGGTGGAGACGGTACAACTACATTTGCTGTGCCGGATTGTCGAAGTCGAAGCTCGATTGGTTCCGGGCAAGGTACCGGGCTAACCAATCGTGTATTAGGAGCAAACGGCGGCGAAGAGACACATGTGTTGTCGGTCGCGGAACTTGCCAATCACGCTCACGGTTGGAACGATTCCGGGCACGCTCAATATATTCAAGCGCATGGGCATGGCTGGAGTGATTCAAATCATAACCATGTTTTGCCGGTACACGGCCACGGCTGGAACGATTCCAATCATTACCATGCTATCGCAAACTTAGCCGGTAACGGTAATATGACGGGTGGTAGCCAAGCGTCATGGAACCGAGGCGGCGGCAATACTAATACAGGTTACGAAAGCAATGTTGTCGGTTCGGTCGCAAATGCCGCCGCCATGTGGAATAACAGCATTGCATCAACCGCAGCGACTTATGGTGGACCATCAACTTGCGGCAGTGTCGATAACATGGGCGCATTTTGGTCGGGTGGCCCAAACGTCGCAGTCGGTTCGGTTGCGGCAAATGGCAGTAGCACCGCGCACAACACAATGATGCCTTTTATTTGTTTCAATAAAATTATAAAAACCTAAACATATGGCAGCATTACAATGGTTAGAGCCAATTGAAGCCGCTATCCCGGCTGAAACTGAATCAGGATTCCCCGGGGTACCGCCTAGTCCGCTTCGAGTGGCGGCAAGCAAGCGAACAGATTACCGGATTTATTTAACTCCGGAAGATACTTATTTAGTAGTGGTAACTATTGCCGCTCGAACCGGGCCGCTAAGTACAACTTACCAGTTAACACAAACAGCTGCTTCTGAAGAAGAAGCCAAGGCAATAGCGCAAGCTGATTGGGATAGCGGTAAACGACCGTAAAAATTTATGGCTAATCCAGTCGCAATTCCAGGTACCCCTGTGCTAGCTAACGCCTTAGTCACTCCAGGCGGAGCGCAAGGTATACAGGGTATTCAAGGGCCGGCAGGACCAACTGTGATTTCGACTGATGCCGGTAACGTAGCAACACTGGGTAGCGATAGCAAAATTTATGTGCCGCACATTTCTAGTGTAATCGCAATCCAAAAATTTACTGCTTCCGGTACTTATGTACCGTCTACCGGCATGACCAGATGCATTATTGAATGTTTGGGCGGGGGCGGCGGTGGCGGCGGTGTGACCGGAGCGACTAACATTTATTGGACCGCTGGCGGAGGTGGCGCTGGCGGGTATGCGCGCCGGCTGGTTACCTTGGCACAAATTGGGGCATCACAAACTATAACTATCGGTGCCGGTGGTGCCGGCGGTGTTGGCAACGCCAATGGTACAGCAGGTGGAGCAACCAGTGTTGGCACTTTTTGTGTTGCCAACGGCGGTGGCGGCGGTAATTCCGGTGCAAACGGTTGTGGCCCGGGGCTTGGTGGCGCTGGAACCACCGGAGATTTTCTTGCTTACGGCGGCACCGGGCAAGGCGGAACTTGGAATGCGCCTAATACTGTCACCGTGTTAACCGGAGGGGGCGCTAACAGTCTGTGGGGTGGCGGCGGTCAATCAGTTCTGGTTGGCAGTGGCACAGCTGGTACTGGCGCTCCGGGTACCGGTTACGGTTCAGGTGGTGCCGGTGGTGGCGCAAACAATTATACAACTGTCAGTGTAAATGGCGGTGCTGGCGCACCTGGGTGCGTTATCATTACCGAGTATGCGTGATGAACACGTTTTTCATATGTTCATTGCCTCGCAGCCGGACAGCTTGGCTGGCTAACTTTCTTTGTTACGATCCGTGCCATTGTTTCCACGAGCCGTTCAACGAATACGCCATTGAAGATTTGCCCGAGCTTTTCCAGTCTACTAGAAAAGAGTATGTCGGAATCAGCGACAGCACGAACACACTCTTTATTGAGCCGATTCTTAAAGTGTTCCCGAGCTCTAAACTGGTCCTGATTCGGCGGCCCAGTCACGAAGTAGACCAACGCATGCGAGAGCTTGGGTTACCATGTCACCAATTGATTATGCGCTTGGATTCGATTCTAGATGAGATCGAAGAAAACCATAACCCGCTGGTGGTTAACTATCATTCATTCAATGCGTCGGCTATCTGGGCTTATTTGATACCGGAAGTACCGCTCAATATCGAGCGATTGAAAATGCTTGAGACATTCGATGTCACCGTACCTAAAACGATACTGGTCCGGAAAGGATTAGAGTTCGTTAAAAAACATATATTAGCGGAGTAAACCTATGGGAATACTTGGAGCAGCCATTGGCGCAGTCGGTTCCATTGCCGGTGGAGTATTAGGCAGCGGCATATTGGGCGGCGGCGGCGGTATGTCTATACCAAAGGTTCACTTGCAAGAAGTCAGCCTTGGTGATCCCAATCAATATTTCGGTCAATACACGCAGCAGCTGGCCTCCTTTCCCGGAGTCGAGAGTTTTACCAATAAGGTTAACCAAGCTGACATGGATCAGTATACCAAGCTGCTTAACCAGCTGTATCCGGGGGCGACTACGCAGTTGGGTACGTTATCCAACTTGGCTTCAAGTTATTTGCAAGGCAATATCCCGGCTGATGTTCAGTCTCAGATTCAGCGTGCGACTGCGCAGCAATCGTTACAAGGTGGTTATGCCGGTACTGGCATGGCAACCAATCTGACGGCGCGCGATTTCGGGCAGACCAGCATGCAGTTGCAGCAGCAAGGAGTGAACATGTTTGGAACCGGTGTAGGGATCGCTAAAGGCATGATCCCCGGGTACATATCCCCCGGTTCACTCTTGTTCAGTCCAGCGCAACTGATGGCCCGGAGCGATCAGCTGAACTATTACAATACCGATATTAGAAATCAGCAACAAATTCTTAATGCCGGCTACGAACAGATGGCTGCTGCCATGGCGCAGCAATCGCAACAACGGCAACAATCCGGGTTAGGCAGCATGATCAGCGGGTTATTCGGTAGCGGTAGTAGCCCAAGCGGATTTTCCAAGATGTTAGGTGGCGGTTTGAGTAACCTCTTTGGTGGCGGTAGTAACACTAATCCTTATTTCAATCTGAATACGGCTGACCTGATGGCGCAGGAACAAGGGTTTAGCAGTTATGCGGCCGGTGAGGCAGCTGGTTATATTTAGGAGATAACTGTATGGCAGCAATTGGCGGCGGCGGCGGAGTTGAATTGATTGAACCAGGCGGCGGCGGTGGCGCGCAACAGATCGCTAGACCTGTGGCGGCACCTAATTATCCGGACATGTACGCCCGGACTATTCAAGCAGCGTTGGAACCGGCTAAATTTTCTTGGGGCACTTATGTCCAGAGCCAGGAACTAGCTGATAAACTGCAAGAACTCAATTTAAAAGGTGGCGAACTGGAAGAAACGAGACGCCGTAACCTAGCAGATGAAGCTAATAAAGCGCTGGAGATGACTTTAACCAGCAAGAGATATGACGAGGAAGCGCGGCATAATAAAGCGACTGAAGATTATTACTCTAATGATCTACTGTTTAAAGAAGATCAAGAACGAGAAACTATCCGGCATAATAAAGCAGATGAAACTCGGGCAGCTGATGCCGAACGGCTTGCTGAAAAGAAAGAAGAACACGAGGAAACTTTACGGGCATCTCAAGAAGCTGATCAGAACGCTTTACGGGAGATGCATTTGGAACAGCTTCGGACCAGTAAAATGGAAAATGATAATTACGTCCATGATCTGGGAGTAATAGATAAGTTTAAGATGGCGGCACGCGCCTTTGGTCCAATGGAGCATTACAACATTGAAGATAATCCTGAGTTACAAAAAATATATCGTGATGCTTTGTCAGACATCCGAACTGATACCGGTAAAAAAATGTTTGCTGAAAGTACCGGAGGAATAGGTGGACTAGGTGAAGAACTCAATATGCAACATGAGAAAGCGGGTTTCAGTCCGGAAGCGCAAAGCGAGTTCAGGCGCTCTTATAATGATGGTGTACGCGATAACCCGGGGTTAGGGCATCAGCAGATTTTTGAGAACGCGTTTAACGCAGCTAAACGCACACAAGCTAATGTCGAGACACGACGCGGTTGGGGTATGTCCGGTAAAGCTATGTACGATAAAGCTATTGCCGCCGGTAAAGATGAAGCTACCGCCATGGCTGCCGGTGAAAGCGCTAATGAACAAGAGAAAGCTGGAATCAAATCGGCTACGACATTTACTAAACGCACTGATGCTGAGATCGCTAAAGCTACTCAATCCCCGGATAATCCTGAAGGTGAATTGATTCAATTAACTGGTGAAACTGATGCCGACTTCCAAGTGCGGCAAGCGCGCGTCCGGAAAGAAATGCATGAGTTGCGTGATAACAATCAAGATCCGCAACTAGCGTTGGATAAAGAAAACGAAAAAACCATCAACGCTAATAAAACGCCAACTGGAACTGCGCCGGCTGGAGCTAAACCTGGAACGCCAGGGTTTATGCCAACTCCCAGTAAAGAACAAACTGAAAAAGCTGCACAGAATTTACAGCCGTTTGTCGGTGGCGGTAGCGGCAAAGCAGTTACGGTCGGTACCAGCGGCAGTTATCCTGTGACAAAACCATCCGGAGAAGAAGAACCAGCACCAGAACTTCCCTTTGCCGGTCGGGTAGTAGGCGGCGGCGGATTACAATTTGAGGAAGGCCAATGGAAACCGTCTGAATTTTACGGCACAAGCGGCCGAGTGGCCGGCGCTGAAATGCGAATGGAAAATACGCCTTGGAGCTGGCTTTATCAAAATATTCAAGGGCCAGGCGAATTTACGCCAGCTGTTACACCGCTCGCCACATCGTTACTCGGTGGAGGGCAACCGGAAACCGGTCAACGAAAGATTTTCGGTATTCCAATCTCAGGACCGTAAATGAACGGCGATGTTGCTTCCGCTTTAACGCCACCGCCTCCGGGTTCCATCGGTAGCGGCGGTACAGATTTTATCGGGGGCAATGAGCAACAACAAGCGCAAACGACAACTAGCGCAGCCACTACGCCCAGTGTGCCGCCGCCGCCGGCCCCGGTTACAGCAACAAGCCCACCGCAACTGGAACAACTGGGTGGCGGCGGTGAGCAAGGAATTTTTACGCCTAAGCACGCCGATTATTTATCCTATAGTGAGAATGCTCAGCATGGGATGAATGATCTGCAAAAGCTTATGCAGAGCATTTACGCTAATGCCCGGGATCCAACTCGCAACCCGGAGATTGGGCATAAGCTTGATACTGCGCCGGTATCAGATTATGCGCCAAAAGCTCAGCTAGTTTCAACTGAAGATCCACAAACTAATGTTGACGGGTTTAATAAGTTGCACGGCTGGGCTACCACTTTCGGGCTTGACCCTAATACAATAGTTAACCCGGATGGAACAGTTGATGGCAAGTATTGGGATAAGGGCGATAACGGTTGGGGTGTGTTCGGGTATAACACGCGTGATCCTAATCTGATTGGCGCATCGTTACCGGTCGATGTAGTCAAAGCTTCAATTGGCGATTATACCAAGGATCCGGCTATTATCAGTGAAGTTAAAAATGGTAACTATAAAGTAGCAATTACCAATGCTGACGGTAAAACCCAAGTGGTCAAGCTAGTGGATACCGGGCCGGCTAACTGGACTGGAAACTTAGTTGACCTGACTTATGGCGCGACCAAGGCGCTTAAGCTCAGTGGCAAGGATATGGTTGATGTACAGTTGATTGGTCCGAACGGCGGTACTATCCCGATTAAAGGGTTTCATCCCAGCACTTTGACACGTCGGGTACAACCAGCTGGTGAGGCGCCGACCCGTGAAGCTGAAACTGGCAGACCAGAGGAAGAAACTGTTGGAACAGGCGTTGCCGATTACTTCCGTAAACGAGGTGATACGCCGATCAGGTATGCTAATGATCCTAGGTTAACTACGGTCAAGGCCGGTGATCAAAGCTGGCAAGTTCATCGGGAAGCAGCGCCATATTTCCAAGGGTTCCTTAACGAACTGGCTTCCCAAGGCGCCCCGGTTCGCTCCGATGGCGGCTGGGTTTATCGGGAAAAAGTTGGCGCTAAAGGAATCTCCGAGCACGCTTATGGCGGAGCGATTGATGTTAACCAAGAGGGTCGAAACGAGGTGACCCCGGAGTTTCGTAAATGGATCGCGGACCATCCAGGCGCTCTGCAAACAGCGGAAAAGAAATGGAACATATACGGCGGTGAACGGTTCGGTGATCTTGGACATTTTGAATGGGGCGGTGTCGGTACTTCCGGTTTGCTTCCTCCTAGTATTCAAGAAGCTGAAACTAGAAAACTAGCTGAAGCTGGAAAACCAGCTGAAGCTGAAGAACCGACTGCATCTGATAAGGAATTATTAGACCGGCATGATGCACTGGAACCTGAGCAACGCCGGAACTTAGCCGATCATTTCAATGATAAAGAAATGGATCAGCTTAACGAAGCGTTAAAGACTCGTACGCAATATCGCGAGGCTGCTAGGATGCCGAAAAAAGTTAAGCAAGAGTTTTTAGAAAAGCCCGGGTTAGAAAGACCATCCGGGCCTGAAACCGAGTATAAACCGGAAACAACTTAAGCATGGCTGAGGATACCACAGCAACAATTGCAGTACCGGAACCAAAACCTAAACCGGAACCGGAGGCGGCGCCGCCAAAAGAAGCTCTAACTGAAGATCTTCTGTCGCCACTGCAAAAAGGGATTGTCGATCGTGTCTCAGGACAAATCGGTATAGGCCCGGCGCAACCAGCGGTTAAACCGGCGGCAGCAGAAGAACCGCCACCGGGAACAGTGATCCCTAGCTGGGATCAGATTAAAGGTTCTGACACGTTCAAGAACGCTAGTGACGATGATCGGCGCGGCATGCTGAACAACTGGTATAACCTTCAGCAGTCTAACATAAACCAGAATGCACCAAGCCCGGAAGAACGTGATGAAGCGATAAAACATTTAGACCAATTCATGCAACATGAATCGGTTGCCAGCTTGGAACGTTACGGCGCACTCAATTTCCCAATGGATATTGCGCATGGCGCAATAAGCGGGACTGCAAGACTAGCACAAGAAGCGGTTACCACAGTTGCTCCGGGGATAGCTAAGCCATTTCGAAAACTGGAGAAATACACTGAAAAAAATGTATTAGCTCCAGATGCAGCATGGGAACAAGAACATCCGTTCTTTCACACCATAGCCGATGCCATTGGTAACGCAGCGCCGTTCATCGCCGGCACAATGGCAGCTGAAGCAATTACAGGCGGCGCAGCTACACCGGTAGTCGGGGCGGCAACTGCCGCGCGCATCGGTAAAGTGGCAGCGTGGGCTACTGATGCCACTATGCAACTGGTGGACACGTTTCAATCTACCAAGCAACGAGCTCTAGCTAAGATCGATGAACGGCGAAAGAACGGTGAAACTATTTCGGCAGCTGACGGTGATCGAATGGCGAATGATGACGCATCCATGGCGTTAAACGGTGTGCCGTTCATGACGTTCAGTAACATGATGATAAGCCGGATAGCTGGGCACGGTATGGATTTGAATACCGCTAAAGGTTTTTGGAATCAGTTTAATAAGAACGTGTTGCAACCCGGCATTAAAGAGTTTGCCGGGCAAGTCGGAATCGGCACCGGTGTTAACGCGTTGAACGCTTTAGCGGATCAGTATAGCGGCGTCGATAAAACCGGAATTACACCGGATGTACTTAAACAAGGCGCATGGATGGGTGTCGGTTACGGCGTCATGGGTGCCGCTATGCGCGGGGGCAAGTTCGGGATGGAATGGACCGGGGCACAAAACGCTGTCAATAAACTGACTGATGGAGCCAGCGCAATAGCTGAAGCCCGGATGAGACGAGATCCCGGGTTATCCACTAAAGACGCGCATGAACAAGCGGTTAACTTGTTTCCGCCTAAATTACGAGATGGTATCCGGGCCAAGCTAGCGCAACGTGAAGCGGCTAAAACATTAACCGATTCAGCAATTAGTTCGGATGCAGCTAAGAGTCCGCAAACCAGCACCGAACTTTCCAAGCAAGCTGGTGAAGCTGAAAAAGAATCTACTGTCGCACCGCCGACACCGCCGACACCGCCGACACCGACACCGGGCGCCGAGGAAGCGGTCCGTCAATATCCAGAAGATATTGAGCAGCGGATCATTAAAGAGATGCTGGCTAACGGGCATATCACCCAAGAACAGCATGATCAGTTGATGGGTGAAGTTGAAGCCGACCCTGGCACCACCATGGGCAAATTAACTGACATGGTGCGCGAACATGCGCCACAAGCTTTGCCCCAAGTTGAAGCAGATTTATTCGACTTACGTAAACACGCGCATAGTACCGGGCCACTCTTTGAAGGAGAAAAAAGAGAGCCCTTATCGGATGAACAAGAACAACAACGGCAAGCTGAACAAGATCAAAAACTTTTAGAAGAACAAGCTGCTAAAGCCCAACAAGTTAAGCCAGCGCCGGGAACAGTTGACGCGTTACATCAGGATATTCAAGACGCAGTAACGGCTGGCCGAATTACACCATCAGTTGGAGCGGATATTGTTCAGACTTTAAGAACAGATCCAACCAAGGCTGCGCAACAACTATCTGACGCGCAAGGGGGTAAACTGGTTAGAGCTCCAACTGTGTCTGCTGAAACAGCACCAGTGACTGGAGCAGCACCAACACCAGCTGTAGAAGCTGCCCCGGCTGAAGCTGCCCCGGCACCCCCGGCAACTGAAGCTGATCAACATGCGGCATTAAAAGAAAAGGTTACCGATTATCTCGGGTTTGATCCGAGTAAGACCGGGTTAACTAACGAGGAAAAAGGTCATCGCCAAGATTTAGCTGATGAATTCTGGGCACAGATTAACGCGGCTAATCCGTCCGAAGGACCAATTGCTGCCCAGTTGATGCATCGCTTAAAGCTGGATCCTAAACGGTTTATGGGTCAGCGCGGGGAACATCCGACTTGGGCTGCGCATACCGAGCAACAACGTCGGGATATGTTGGGAAAATTTAATCAGTTTCTCACTGATAAAACTGCGGCTGAAGGCCGGCTACGGGAGAAAGCGCGTCCGCCTACTGCAATCTCGAAAGAAGATTTCTTTCGCATGGCTGACGATAATGATGCGCGCGGGTTGCATGACTTAATAATGGGCGGTCAGAGTTTGACTATACCAGCGGACGAGCTCGAACCCGGCAGTGCTCACGATAGATTTTTAAGTGACAACGATTTTCATGTCGATCTGGTAGGCGACAATTATGTCATCGGCGGGATGAGAGATACGCCCGGCGCTTATGAGCTGATGCAACAAAAGTTGACTGAGGCTAAAATTAAGCGAGGACGCGGCCGACCAGCTCAACAGGTATATTCGCCGGCTCAAGTTCAGCCTGAGTACAGTGCTAAGACGGATACAATGGAAAAGCATCCGGCTGAAGAAGCGCTTATGACTCGGGATCGACAGATTGCCGAACGGATTGGCGCTAAACACGGGGCTGAGGGTGCCGATGTACAATTAGCCGCTGAAGCTAATTATCGACGTGAACTTAGGCGGTACGCTAAACGGATGCGTGACGCTGGGCGCTCAGAAGATCTGCAACTGGTCGCTAAACGCGAGAACATTAAAGCCCGGATGTTAGCCGCTGAAGGCGCAGATAAAGTAGTTTTACGAAATGAATTAGCGACACTTGACCGTGAGATCGCAGAAAAAAATGCGCTTCGGATTACTAAAGACCAAGAGGGCAAAGAAATTCGTGAGCCTAGCATGTTACAGATCGCGCAATCACGTGAACGCGATTTTCTTGATTGGAAAGAAGCTAAAGAACGAGCAATAGGCGAGCAGGTACAGCTGGCTGAAGACCGTGGTGAAGGTGAAGAAGGTGGTCCTCGGCTTACTGCGCAACAACAAATTGAACTAGCTGAAACGGGTCGAGTCCTTGGTGATGTAGCCGATGAAGAACATGAGGCGGGAACAGTTATTCATCCGGAAGCTGAAGAGACTGCTGGAACAATTGGCGGAATAGGCGCAGAACAGCATCAAGCTTTAGCCGAAGAATTTGTTAAAGGACTTCGTACCACCCGGGAAAAACAGGCAGCTTGGCATGTAGCAGAACAATTAGCTGAACAAGAATTAAAAAAGCCGCCCCACATAAAAGAATTGCCAAGAACCTTTGGCGTAATGCCGGGGGAACGTGATAGATTACTGAACCGGATAACAAATGAATATATTAGATTCATTGCAAGTAAGCAGCCCCGACCAGCCCGTGAAGGGGGAGCGCCGGGAGCAGCGACAAGAGCAGCAGCCGCCAGGGGAATTAGCGTTCCATCCAGCCATCCTACGGAAATTCCACCAAGCGGTGAACCCGGACACGCCCCCGCAGGTGAGCAAGGCGATACTACAGCTTCTATACAATCTTCCGCTCATGTCGGCGCTGACCAAGGCGCAGTGGCTCCGGGGGAACCTACCGGTGGCGGACGTCGTGAAACAGTTGCGGGGTTACCAGGACCCACAACTGAAAGCAAAAGCGGAACCCCTGGTACAGAAGCTCAACTTCTTCCAGCTCCCGGAAACGCCGACGAGCGAGCCGCCGGTAGCGGCGCCCCCGGCGCCGGAAGAGTCCGCCGAGATGCCGCTACCGGGGAGCGAATCATCGTCACGGCAGAAGGCGCCGAGCGCGGCAGCTACCGCGCCCCAAGAATAACGCCGCAAGAAGAGCAGTTATTCAAGGCTACCATCAGGCGACAGATTCATCAGACTACTGATGCGATCTGGAATGAGTGGAAAACAACCGGCCATTCTTCGCGCGGTGAACACTTAGGGTTATTCAAAGAAGATTATCCAAACCGGATGGCGTTAGCCAACGGTATCCAGGACATTATTGCCGGCGTAGTTAAACAGGAACCGACCCTAGAAGGACGGTTGCGCCTAGCTAACGATGCGCTGCGAGGAACGGTTCCCTTAAAGGGTGAGATGAGCGCCAGTCAATTACGGCGCGCGCGTGAAACCGCTAAGCAAACTACTCCGGTTACAACTGTCGAACAAGTTCGCCGGATCCTGAATCAAAGTTGGGACAAGTACGCCAATGTATTTGCTAAGATGGGGATTGATCGACGCCCGGCTCGTGGGCGCCCGGATCAAACTGATTCACTTGAACCGTGGCCGGACGGCACACTGCATTATATTCATTCACCGACTTGGTGGGATAAGTTACCGCAGCAAATTCAAGGGTTGACTGAAGGCCAGTTGCGTAACGCGGTTGAATCCATGATGGAAGAAGAATTGATTCATGCTGCGCACCTTGCTTGGTATCGAGATGAATGGGTACGTGCGCGTGGCGAAGGTTACCAAGGACATTTTAAAGAGTATATCGCGGATAAAGGCGATCAGTTAATCAACGGATTTGCTGAAGCTAGGGAAGCTGCTAAAGCCAAAGGTGACGATCAACGGGTACGCGAACTGGATAAGATGTTCGCTAGCTCGGTTAAAAGTTATTTCAGCGATATCCCGGGAGCTAGAGACGTTAACAGTTTCGATGATTATAACCGGTGGGTAAACAAGTTAGACACTGACGACGCTGACCGGGTTAGATTTGGCCTTCCGTACGAGCTGGCCCGGCAAATGGTGCAACTGAACATTTTCGGTCGAACAACTGAACGCGAAGTCATGGGTTTGTTTGGACAGCTGCATGACTGGTTCATGCGGTCGTTAAATTATTTGCGCCAGCTGGGGTTGCGAACCCGGGAAGGTGATCTAGGTCAAGTATGGAAAGATACAATTACAACCTTGGAAAAACGGGTTAACGATCTGCGGGATAAGATCGGATCCGGGCCACCGGAAACGGCTAAGGTTCAACTACATGAACAATCGCATGAGCTAGCCAGTAAACTAGGCGAACATTTCTTGGAGCACCCGGATGAAGCGGAAGCTTACGGGTTACGGTTCGATGACGCCACTCACGGGCCGGATAACGCTTCTAAGATCATGGCTAAAGTTACGCGGCTGCATGAGACGCCGGAACGCATTAATGAGTTTCTTAATTATGTCGCGCAACGTGAAGGCTTGATTGATCCGCCTAAACAGGAGGGGCAAGCGTTACACATGGGCCGAATGGGAAGTCTAGCGTCTGGAATCAGTGACTCGCATGTATTGGATGAAGGTGAAACTGATCGATTAGCCCGATATTTTCGGATGTCACCAGACCCAGAGATGCGCGAGTTTGCTAAGTCGTTGGTCCCGCATCGGGAACGACTTAAAGGCGTTAATATTCGGCAACTGAAGCACGAGGTACCGGCTGCGTTTTATCATAATGGTGATCTATGGATAACCGAAGCCGCTTTGCAACATCCAAGTGGGCAGAAAGCGATTGCTAATGAGCTCCAACACGCTATTGCACAAGAGATTCTAGCTAGCCCTAATACCGGCACAGAACACGAAATCGGCGCGCACGCGCTGGCTATTACTGATGAGTTCAAGCGCAGTTTACCAGCTAATATACGAGATGCGGTCGATAACAAGTTCCCGGATATATTTAACCGATTGAACACTGATGGTTCAATTGATTGGGACCATGTTAATGACGAGGAACGGATATGGTTACCATTGATTCAAGCTGCCTCTGATCCATCTGAATTTGTTAAGAAGGCATTCGCAAGCGCCAACTTCAGGGATTACTTGCGATCGCTTAAAAGTGATCGCGGTGATCCGCTCTGGGATAATGTCCATGACTGGGGCCGAACAGTGTTCGGCGATCAAGCGTTCAAGTTCGCTCCCGAGGCGCACGAGATAGCGTACAACCGGCCCGGGGTGGTGATGCGCGAGGATCCTAGGACAGTAAGAAGAGTACCGTTAGAATTTGAACTGGAAGATATCGCTGCATTTACAGCGCGACCACCGAAAATAACTCCAACAGATCTTGGCATCGCTATACGCCAAGCTATTGGCCGAAGAGATAGAGGAGAAATTACTCGGGCAGAATATTATACCCGTTTGCGAGAACTGAATAAGACTAGGCTTGGAGAAGAAAATATCCATCCGGGTGACATGGATTATTACGAAGCGCGTAATGCGTTAGACATGTATAAAGGTGGCCTGATTAACATTGACGAGTTTCGTGATTGGGCAAGCCCCGGTGCTGAAGACAGAATTGAAGACATGTGGCTTAACAAAGTCATTACTGACGATGATTACATTAACCGGTTGGAACGTCTTGAGAATGGAAAACTTGAACCGACTGATCTTGAAGCACCGGTAAGACCGCCTTCAGCTACGGCTCCAACTACTAAAGCTGAGATAGCAGAGATACTGGAAAAAATTCATACCCGGCAAAGGATTAATAAGTATGACTTGGAGAAAGGGCCGATCGCTATCATGGACAAGATCGGCCAGCTTTCTTCCAGTACAACTTATGCCGGGTTAGCTAAACATTATGCCGAAGTCTTACGAAAAAATCCTGGGATCAAGGTTACCTTGGATAAAGCAATCGGACATGGCGGATTTTATGCGCTGCATGATGACGAGATAGTTGTTAACGCCGCGTCATCAATGCCGGACAGTATGTTTGAGTATGTTCTCGTTCACGAGATGACCCATGCTATTACCTCCGGTAAAATTGCAGCTTATTTGACCGGTCGATTCGATTTACTTTCCCCGGGAGATAAAGCCGCTATTCAAAGCTTGGAAGCAATTCGACGGGCAGCGATAGCTCATCATACTATACCTGATGAAGTTCGAGCCTTAGCTAATTTGCCTAGTTATAATGCTCGCCGGGATGCTTATGTGAAAGCGAGCAAAGCAGATCCAAGTTTCAAAAGGTATTACGGATTAATCGATCTGCACGAGATGGCTAGTGAAGCGCTTACGAACGGCGCTTTCCAGAAAGTTTTAAATAAAGTGCCATATGAAACCAAGAAAAGTTTACCCAATACAGCACTAGGTAAATTTTTCCATTGGTTAAGTAATTTCCTCGGGTTCAAGGAAGGGTACGGGATGGATGCCGCGCTTAAAAACATGGCTAAGCTGGCTGATGGCGAAGAACGGTTAATCCGCAGCAATTTTAAACTGGATGATACCACCGGAACTAAAACTGCTGTCATGCGCCGGCGCGAAATGGAAGCCGATTTTCTGGATACCAAAGCTAAGATGGAGGGATATGAAGGGTACTGGGATGTCCCTAAAGAAAAGCTGATCAATTGGATAGATGGTTATCGCGATCAACAAAGCTTTATTTATTCGCCGGACACAGATAAACCGCAAGTAATCGCGGCGCCGGTTCGACGCGCATTGGTTCATCCTAGCGACGAGCTCTCGCGCAAGAGTGAGCCCAGCGATATCCTAGATCATGTCGCCCGGGTAACCGGGATCGCGCATCATGATGCTAGGGGGCTAGCACGCGCTATTGACCAAGCGTTCTTTGATGGCGCGTTATCGCATCATCAATACTTAGCGGTGCAAGATGCCTTGAAAGAAATCGGATACGCTAATTTGAGCAAGTTCCAAATGACCGGGGATCCGAATGATCCTAATTCACCTCGGCGCCGGGTCTTAGCATGGTTTAAAAATTTTACCAAGGAAGGACAACTGCCTAAAGCGATTCATCAGTTGATCCTTAAACATATTAATGACGAGGCTAATGCGCTTGGGTTTAAGCTAAGGAAGTATCAAGACAAACTTAATAGCCTGATCAAAAAACATCTGGGCGATGATCCGTCCCATCTGCCGGCGCCTACTAACGAGTTAATGAATAAAGCGTTAGCGGGTGATTTCACCGTATCGTTACCGCCAGAAATCATTGCGCATCTGAGA